GATTATGGGATGGCGCAATGATGTCCTGCCTACTGGCGGACTTCCTATTATCCCTAAAGTTAGCCCACCAGCGGATGTAAATATCCAAAGCGTGCTAATGGATGACGCAGATATTCCTGAAGGCACTGCACTGACTGCCACTGATATTGAAGTCCTGACCCTATGGGAGACGTTCATCCAGCATTTTAAAAAGAATGGTGTTAAACTACCGACCTTTCCTATGTGGAGTAATGATTGGGATTCAACGTATAATGTAACGGAGGAAGTGAAGGAAGAGAGTGAAGAGAGCGAAGAGGACACGGATGACGAAGACGAAGAGGAGGAAGAAAAGGAGGGTGAGGAGAAGGTCAAAAACTACAAGTATCCTGCTTGGAAGCAGAAGTTTGTTCTCCAAAACCGAGCCTTCTACAAAGAACATAAGAAGTTTCTAGAACCGTGGCTCAAGAAGGCACGTACGTGTGCCTCCTTTGCCGGCGCACGGCGCAAACTAGAATGGCAAGCCGGTAAGTTTCAGACGAATGACTCTATTTGGAAACTCCTGTTCCAATTCCGCCCATCTGGCATTCGTGTCAAGCGCGCGAACTATTCGCCTGCGCTTGTAGCAATGGCACAAATCGTCTATGTCGGTCAAAAAAAGCGTAAACTCTGTCCGCGTGAAGTGGCACGCCTACAGAGTTTTCCTGATTCGTTTAAGTTGCCTGCGTCGTCTAGTGTGGCCTATAAACAGTTCGGCAATTCGGTAAATGTGGAGGTGATTAAGTATGCGGCGAAGATACTGCTTGGACAGACTTCATCGTAAATAGATCATTGAGGCAAAAGACAGAATCGTAAGAACTTACAATTGAAGATGTCTTGCCTTTATAATAAACGCCATTATTATACTTGACCTGTGTTTTTCCAACAATTTTACCATTTACTTTGAAACAGAGAGATATACCATCTGCTTCAAGTGTTCTAACTACATTGCCATTAACTAATACTTCTCCAAATTGGAAGTATTGAATATTCTTACAAGTTTTATTAACTACGGCAATATAATCAGCGGGTTTCTTTCCCTCTTCAATTCGCATAATATCTTCAAATACTGCTTTCTTATCATCGGCAGAAAGTGAAGCAAACTTAGTAGCAATAAGTGTTGCTACTTCGCTACACGGTTTAATTGCAATAGGATTTGGTTTACCTTTTTGACTAACCCACTTAGATTCATCGGCACCATACTGCTTACACATAAATTCTTTGAAAAGAGGGACAGCTGCTAGTCCAATTTTTTTGAACTTTTCTACATCCTCATCCGTACATCCGAATCGTTTACAGGTCGGATTTGATAAACATTTATTAATTTTATTATCTTTTTTTGTTACCGTGCCATTAAAGATACTTAGTGATTTAGTTCCTGTTGTAGTATGAAGAATTAAATCGCCTGTTCCACCTACATCATCACTCTGCGTTACAGACTCAACGTTAAGAACTTTGAATCCGTTAAAGAGTAGTCCTGTACCAACGGGCTCCTTACGAATATCCATAAACAAACCTCGAATCTTAATTTCGTTTTTGACATTCTCGGCACATATTTTGTTTATAACATCTGACTGCTCGTCAAGAATAGAATCGGGCATCCCCATCTGGCGCATTAGTTTTAGGGCTACAGCAATCTCATACACATTACCCGTATTGTGTTGTTTGGTGTAGGGAAGGAGGGAGGAAAGGAATATATCAGTATAATTCATCTTAGGTCTGGGAGAGATAATTATCTATATATATGGTTAATGCGTTTCAATTTTTTTAACACCCCATAACAGAGGATGGCAAACAACGTAGACCCTGCCACTCGACAACTCATTGAAATCGCCCGCACTACCGATGACCCGCTAGGTTTCCTTATAGAATATTTTGTTGAACCCTATTCACCTATACAGTTAGTGACTATGGATAGACGTCCGGCTTTTAAGCTTATTATTACAGCCGCACTTGACAACATGATTGAACTCGGTATTCGCGAACAATGGATGGACTACCTGTTAGCCAAAGGTATAAAAATCCACGGTGGAATCAATGAATACGTCACCCATTTTTTAAACCAACAGCGCGCAGGAATAAACGTGTTTGACTATATATTAGGATTACCTCAAGATGAATACAAAAATCTGTTAATATTTAGCACCACGACGGAAATGCAAAAAATGCTACTTGTGCATGGATTGACCGCGGAAAATCGTGTTCGTGTTCAAGCGGCGATTGACCGGTTAAATCCGCTCCTTGCTGGTGCCGCCGCACCTGCCGCTGGTGGTGCTCGGCGCCGCCACCGTCGTCGTGCTACGCGTCGCCGTCGGTCAAATAGATCATGATTTGATACTATGTAATATTAATTCTGCCCTATAGTAGAATGGCGAACAACATAACCCCCGCTGAATTTGAAGCAGCAATACGTGCCCGTATGGGCGATGACCCCCTTGACTTCCTACTACATAATGTTGTTGAAGAATACACACCCGAAGAGTTAGCAATGGATGAAACGGTCCAGTTTGTTGTTCACGTAGCACGTAGTCGTCTAATAGAACTTGGTCGTCCTGAAGAGTTTGCCGATTACATAATAGCAAAAAATATCAAAATCTCAGGCGGAATCAATCAATACATTAATAATTTTTTAAATGAAAGTCCCGCATACGGAATGGACCCTATTGACTACGCATTATCATTGCCCTTCGGCGAACGACGGGCTGGTATAATAGAAAGTACAACAATAGTATTAAGTAAAATGCTTGCACAGCCAGGATTAACGCCGGCAAATCGTGCTCGTATTCAAGCCGCTATTGACCGGTTAAATCCGCCTATACCTGGTGCTGCTGCCGCTGCCGCCGGTGGCTCTCGTCACCGTCGCAAAGCGACTCGTCGCCGCCAGACCCGTCGTCGTCGCTAAATCGCTTACTTTGTTGCTTTGTTGCTTTGTTGCTTTATTGATTGATTACCGACTCTTTTCGCTGACCGCAAAGAGTGGGAAATAAAAAGGCAATTAGATTGTAAGTGCCGGTGTAGAATTTGTTGTCATCGGGGCAACTCCAATAGGCTCCAACTTCGTCTGGCACGAGAACTTGCTCTCACAGCTTTCCTGGGTTACCGGACATAGAGCCGAGCATTGTACCGGTGTTAATGAAAGTGCCGCTGCCGACGATGCTGGTGTCGGTGCAACCGGTTCGCTGGTCGGGACTGGCACAGGCTTGGGCATCTTAGATTTCATTGCCTGAAAACTTGGCTGTGCTGGTGCTGGTACAGGCATAGGCGCAGGCATAGGCGCAGGCATAGGCGCAGGCATAGGCGCAGGCGCAGGCGCAGGCATAGGCGCAGGCTCTGCCGGCGCATCCTGAAACTTTTCTATCGTCACACCGCATGGCGACATATACAAAATCAAAAATCCTACCAATGCTGCCATGAGCAACGCGGCAATTAACAGTAAAATATAAGAACGCTTTGCCATCTTCTATTTACAGTTAGGATTTTCTATAATTATGCCCTATAAATTGGGGGAATCGTGGATTCGTACGTCTTTCGGGTCGCATTATCCAGCATACAGAATTCAATCATATACATAACCCCAATAATATCACGAATTGTCTGATGAATGGCAATCGCCGCAATTTCCTGTTTTGCCGACCCATCCACTACAATTGATATAGAATCAACCTGATGTTTCTGTGCCACTTGTAGTATCATCTTAAATTGCTGCTTTATCGTATTTGTCCAATGCGGGGTCTTCGTCGGAACATCCGGTACATATACATCAATAGTATCACCCGCACGTATCTCTTGGCAAGTCAGCAACCCACTCTCAGTTGTCGGCGTATGACCTAGATGAAAGACAAGAGTATAACTAGGAGTAGTATCCGTCAGTGTTACCAACGTATTATGAAAACGGCACATATTTATATGCGTGAAATCGTAAGTATGAATTACCATTTCAAGAAGTGTTTCCTACAGTATAACTTACGTTAATTTGTGTAGTACTTGAACGAATCACTTTTTTCATCCAGATTGGGTCCAAAGCGCTTGAACTCGTTTGATCCCGTATCCATCTCGGGACGGTAAATGTAGCCACGTGTCTCGCCCGTAGACCACGCACGCTGGGCGTCCCTCGGATAACTTCCATATGGTACATCGCCCTCCTCATCTCCAAATGGCGCAGCCTGGAAACCCTCCGTTACCTTCACCGCTCCCAACATAGGATTATTCGGGTCGGTCTCCTTGAACTCATTGAGTGGGCGAGGTGCCGACATAAATCCGTTCTCCGCCGCTCCAACAGCATCACCGACCTGCTCCCTCATAATGCTATCGGCACCGTATGTTCCACGGCTGGCAGGTGGCTTGATAGGAGGACCCGATGGCATCGGGATAGGCGGGCGGCTCGTATACATAATATTGGACAACGACTCATTCGCCGGTGCCGCATTCGCAACTGTACGATCAGGATGTGTCGGTCCGTTCATCTGACCCTGAAACATATCATCCGACACAGTCGTTGTGGTTCCCGCTACATTCTGGAAATTATCGCTGCGCGATGGTTTTCCAATCGCACGCATCGTAGCCCGCACATTGCGATTGAACATCAGCACCGCTGTAAGAAGCAAGAGGGACACACCAACAGCCGGGTAGACGGTAAATACCGCAAGTGCGACCGCTACGAGAATCACCGCTGTTACGGGGGACGAGGTGACATTATTTGACAATGTAAACATCTTCGTGGCAACGGCAGTCGTGACCGCCAAAACTGCCACAGTCAAGCCAACCTCAACATAAGATACCGATGGCTTTACCATTTCACTCTATTCACCGCCACGATAAAAAATGAAGAGTTTCCAATTCTCTTAATAGAAAGCAAAGATGTTACCTGTTCGTGCTCTCTCCGCCAAAGGTTACTCCATTGCGAAATCGGAATTGACGCCCGCTCAAACCTCCTTAATTAAGAAGGAATTGACTGTATGTGCCGCCGGTCCTGCCGCCTATACCGCCGGCACTGCGTCCTTCAAAGTCTACCTTGAATCCGCCGAACGATTCTATCTACCCACTGCCTGGGGACTCACCCAATTCGGTCCTGCGCTCTCTGACATTCGTGGTCGTGGTGATGCGCTGCCGTCGGCGCTCAAATTCGGCGGGGAACTCCGTGTCCACCAAGTCGCCGCACTAGAATCGTTTCGTGACGCCGGTCATAACGGTATTATTTGCCTGCCCTGCGGCTACGGCAAAACCTTCACCGGCATTGCCGCCGCAATGGAAATCGGGAAGTGTTTCATCATCGTAGTCCATAAGGAGTTCCTCGCCGACCAGTGGTCCGCCGAACTTAAGAGTCTTGTACCAGGCATTCGTATCGGTCGTATTCAGGGCGAAAAATGCGACGTTGGTGCCGAGTTTGACGTTAGCATTGCGATGATTCAGACTATTTGCTCCCGTAATTTCCTTGCCGGTACCTTCAACCACTTCGGCTTTGCTATCTTCGACGAAGTTCATCATCTCGCCGCCGAACATTTTAGCCAGACGCTCCAACGGGTCCATTGCCCCAAGATGCTCGGTCTGACCGCCACGCCTAAACGTAACGACGGTCTGTCCAAAGTGTTTACATGGTATCTCGGCACGATTGTCTACCAAATTGCCCGCCGACCCAAAGATGATACGGTTCGGGTGGAATGTCTACGCTATACCGACTCCGATGACGCCTATACCGAAGTGAAATGTGGCTGGGACGGTAAGCCGATTCGTGCCTGTTTAATCAATAATATCGCCAACTTTGCCCCTCGCACTCGTGCGATGATTGAGTGGGTGGCGCCTTGTCTACAGGAAGAGGGTCGGCGCCTGCTCATATTATCCGACCGCCGTGAGCATCTCAAAGAGTTTGAGACCGGCTTTCAAGCACAGGGAGTGAACTCTATCGGCTACTACGTCGGTGGAATGAAGCAGAAAGACCTAGATTTGTCGGCGACCCGCAAGGTTATCCTAGGTACCTTTGCGATGGCGAGCGAGGGAATGAATATTCCCGCACTCAACGCCGTTTTGCTGGCAACCCCTAAAAGCAATATTGAACAGTCGGTCGGTCGTATTCTTCGTCTCAAACCCGAAGAGCGTACAATTCAGCCACGCATTTATGACGTCCTAGATACGGCGTTCCCCGAATGCTTTGGTCAATGGTCTCGTCGACGTAAATTCTATCGGGACTGCGGTTATACCGTCAAGTTCAGCACCGATGAAAGCGAGGAGTCGTCTGAGACAGATGCGCCGGCAGCAGATGGCTGTCTCATCGTAGAGGATTAATCGTAGTCAATACTAGAATGGAGCCGACTGGTCCCCTGGTATTCACAACCGAAAACGATCCTAGCCTCTGGCGTACCGAGTCGTACATAAAGCGCCGTAATGCCCGTCGCAACGCTGCTCTTACACAGAAAAATCGTCCTAGTTTTTCTAACAAAGTGCGTTCATGGTTTAAGAAGCCCGGTGATGGCAAGACACGGCGTAGTAGGCGTCGCCGCCGTCGCAGCACTCCGCGAATTATGTATGAATAAACTAGGAGAATGTCTAGCAAGAATACGACTTTTAAAAATCCTGCTTGGATGCTGCGAAAACCGTCGTTGCCACCTGGTGCCGGCGTCGGTTTTAATACCACTATGAATAAGAAATCGCCGAATAAGAAGCCGTTACAACCTACCAAGCCTTCGCCCAAGAAGACTGCGTCTAAGCGTCGTACCCGCCGCCGTGCTCGTGGCGGCAATCCTCGTATTATGTACGAATGAGTATGGTGAAATTTAAAGACTGAATGGTTTATTGTGGTTTGAACACATTTTTAATCAATCTCCATATCGGTTACAACACCAATAAGGCAGTTCTTAGCTTCTGTGTTCCATACATCAAAATTATTGATGTCACATACAAAGTTGCTAGGCGAAAACACATCCATCATAATGTTATAAATATCGCATGGATGCGTCTTCACAAGAATCCAATATTTATGAGTTACATAATCACTTACAATATCTTCGGTCCAGTGATTCGAAATGCCATGATCATAGTTGTCCTCAACGGAGTAAAAGGTATACTGGTCGTCTTTGTTTACAATTCCGTAGCCTATAATCTCATGATGCTTCTCTGAACAGTTTTTAATACGCTTAATATGCTCCTCTTCAATATAGACTAGAGCATACTTGACATCTGATCCATTAAGCACTTTTTCGGGCATTGTATACTTTACAATTGCCGATTTTCTTTAAACAGGCTTCTCGGTTTCTTGGTTTCTTTGTATAGTATACAGCAGAAATCAATAAAAAGATATTATTAGAGTATTTGCCGGTGTAGCGATTCTCTTCATCTACGCGTTCGGCGGGTTTCTTCCGCGTTAATTTTGAGGTCCGCAATTGTAACCCAGCGTTGATAAATACACTTGAGTATCTGGGGTGAGATAGTTATTGTTAAATGTATATAGTTCAATCGCCGTAGGCATATCCGATAGCGTTGTGATTAGATTTGTATCGCAATACAACAGCGATAAGGATTGAGGCAACGGTGGCAAGGTGGTCAACTTATTTTTATCACAACTCAGCGATGTAAGAAGCGAAAATGACCCTGATAAATCGGTCAATTGATTTGCGGACACGCCTAAAATCGTGAGGCTTGACGGGAGCTCTGGGAGGTCGGTCAGTTTATTGTAGGCACAATAGAGTTCTGTTGTAGTAGTCGGTATAGTCGGCAACACCGTAATCTGATTCGTCTGGCAATATAACTGCTGTAAGCCGTTCGGCAGGTCGGGTAGCGACGTAAGTTGATTGTCACCGCATATCAATGTATTGAGCGTGTAGGGAAGTTCAGGAAGGCTTGTTAGCAGATTAAACGAGCAGTCCAGCCATGTAAGATACGGCGGCAACGGCGGGAGCTCCGTCAATCCTAGATTTGAAACATCCAATCGTGTTGTATCTTTCAAATTCGCAATACGTTCTTCTGCGATATCCATTCTAGTATTTAAAACTTTAAAAATTGCTATAATTTTACGTTGTTTTACGATTCTTACGTGTTTTACGCTTACCACCACGGGACAACTTCGCCGCTAGTTTTGCCTCCGCGATAGCAGTATTCAAGTTTCGTGAATGCTTGCTCTTTAGTTTTGCGATTAAACTACGTACAGTCCGAGTAGCAGCGTTACTTCCTCTACGATTCAACACAATACGTCCTACCTCCAAAATATCGCTCTTTTTTCCTAAAAGTGCGGCATTTTTATCAATCTCAACCTTCACAACGGAGTTTAGATTGTTCATTCTATTTATGGACGAGTTTTAATGCTTGCGGTTGCGATTGCTCTTCTTAGCATTCTTATGGCTCTTGCGGCTCTTGCGGTTGTTGCGACGGCTCTTGCGGTTGTTACGACGGGCACCGCCGAACAACGACTTGGGTGGCGCAGGGGACGAACCGTTCTCAGGTCCTACACGCGCCGCCACAGGCCAGACCTCATTGAACGCCGCTACACCATCCGGTAAGAAAACACCCTTATCCGTGGAGGGAGAGAAGGTGAAGCCCGCCGATGACGCATTATAGACCGGTAACGATGATCCAGGACCACGGTAGCACTCCTCAGGGTAGGCGTTCGGTGTACCGTACGATCCGCCTCTGCGCTTGGTACGGCGACCACCCTTCATGAACGCAGGGTTCAATGTACCCTCCTCAAAAGGTGATACGCCCGCTGTAGATCCAGGGGGAGCGAGCGAGTACAAGTCGGCAGGAGCACGTGGGTCAGGCATCTCAGGTACCTGAGGGTTGAGTAAGTGATGCGTACCCATGCGACCGTCGCACGGTACCGGTGTATGTAACGCATCTACATTTGGACCGTCGCCACCAATGCTCTGGCTAGGGTCAATCGCATAACCGTACGTACCGCCGCCTCGGTGTTTGCGTGTACGACGTCCGCCTGAGTAAGGCGCATTATTGCGTGCAGGTAAACCGGTAAACGCCGGCGCACCGCATCCGCAGCCGCCTCCTGTCATAAGACGAGCCTGGCAGCCGCACGCACCACCGCGTACTCTGCGACTGCTGCGACTGCTGCGACTGCGGCGACCGCCCGTCAACGCAGGCTGAGGTAAAATGCTACCGCACGCACCACCACGACGGCGACGAGCCCTGCGGGATCGGTTGCTTCGCTTACCTCCCGCCATCGGTGCCTGCGCCGATGCCAAACTCGCATTTGTCACCTCGTTGTAGAGTTCGCCGGGACGGTTGGTCCAGTAGCAATCATTGTACGGGTGAGTTACAGCGTACTGACCCAAGCCAGTCTGGTTCTGCCAGTCGCCGCCAGGCATCTTATCCAAGGGAAACAATGTGCCTTCCGCGGCATAACCGCCGCCGCGGCGATTTTTACTTCCGTGAAGCCCATGCTTCTTGTTCATTCCACGGCGTAACGCACGATTCATCCTCTATCTTACCCCTCGGATTTTTTCGGCTCTATAACCGTCTTAATTTCCCACTTATCAAATTGCTTATTATGCTCAGCCACGACGGCGATTTCGTCCAGGTTCGCCAAACGCAGTGCCTTACTAATCGCCAACGTCCTCACCAATCCCAGACCCAGGCGCTCTTCGCCCCGCCAAACGGAGTAAACGTCGGGTCCTATTTCCTTCTTCACCTTGAAAATATCCGCACCAGGTACAGGCTCCTTGGCGGGCTGGGTTACCGGTGCCGGCTCAGCCTTTGGTGGAATCCAAATAATCCGCTTCGTATTCGGTGTATTAAGAACAAACTCCACAACCTGGTTTGCGTCGGGCTCCTGTGCCTGAATCAGATTCACCGATGTATATTTCGCCAAAACAATCTCCGTTCCCTGTAATTCTAACATAGGTTTGAAATGGTTTGCGGCGAAGTCGGCGACAATCCGCTCCCAACGCTCTCGGAATGGCTTGGTCTGCCACACGGCTGTGCCCTGCCACGTCAGGACGTCCTCAATCACGAGTTGTCTGGTCTTGTTATAGTATGCCGAAAAGATAGCACCGTCGTTTAGAACGGTTTGGGAAAGACGAAGGCGAATGCGTTGCGGTCCCATTTTCGCCGCAATCGGTGGCAGATATACCGCGTATCCTAGATTGGGAACAACCGCAAGGAATCCTGAGAGGATACCACGTGGTCGAAGACTTGCGACGACTTTCTCTTTACGAATGAGGGCTTTATCGGCGCCGTTCTCGGCGTACATACGGCTAATGCCAAGCGTCTTACCACGCGCACCCCATCCACTATTGCCTATGTATTCTTCGGTGGCGGCGACCCAATCCATTATGTTTTTGGGGGTATAATTAATTAATGTGACCGGGTTTTAGACCGGCAGGATTACGCATGATTTGCTTCATATTCTGCCGAGGCTATCAATAAGCCATTTGAGTAAGCAGACGTTCCAGTAACCCCAATAGATAGAGATGATGAACCAGGAGCGGTCGTATTTTTTACCCATAACACCTTACCAGATGAAGTGTACGCTACTACAAAATTATTAAAACTACCGGTGTTCGTGACTGTAAGCCCTGAATTTACGGTTCCATTCGGTGTGCTATAGAATGAAACCAGAGGGGGTGTGCCAACTGTATCCGTCCATCCGCTGACATACACGTTTCCGCCTCCAACCGTGATTGAGGTAGGTAATACACCTACATTCTCACTATAAGGATAAGTGCCGGTGAATAAGGTTTTCCAAAGCGGTGTTCCGCTTGTATTATATACTATAACAACTCCTATAGTAAATCCCTGTCCGTTGTAAATCATGGTATTACCGGTTGGCACCCCACCGGATGGCATAACTGAATTCGCCGGATCGTAGGTTGCTATATTTGAATTCTGTGAATATGCTGAGACATAGATATTACTGCCATCTACAGTCATACATCTGGCGACCAAAGAACCATTTTCTGGGTCGCCGTACGGCGCGCTCATATTCACTGCCCATTGTACTACTCCACTACTATTGTATTTTACAAGTACTAGATTCGCCGAATAGTTCCATCCGTACACTTGCCGAGCAGGATTGGTTTGGTCCGTAGCCGAATAGACATTCAGAGGAAACTGACCTACATCGTGATTTACAAGTCCGTACCATCCCAGCGCATAAATATTGTTAGAAGTGTCTGCTGAAATAGCTACTCCATACGATTGTCCAAAGTATCCATCTGACCCGTCGCCATACTCAACCTTTGTAGCCCATAAAGGGGTTCCACTTATATTGTATTTAACGACTAACATTGTGTAGGTACCTTGCGTTGTAACATTTACGCCAGGTTGAATCGCACCACTCGCATTATAAAAATATTGGGTAACTGTTCCGCCAGTTCCATTTGATCCAAAAGCACCTGTTATATAAATATTTGAACCCGTATATATAATACTATAGACATACAGCACTCCTTCTAAATCAGGACTAGTCGTTGTGGGTGTCATCTGGACGCTCCAAACCGGATTTCCGCCCGAATCATATTTGATTAAATATCCATTTTGAACATCGCCACCACTTGGTGGCGGATAGGAATGAAACACGGAACCATCTAGATTATAAACATTACAACCATTACCGGTATATCCTGCTACATAAATATTATTTCCGTCGTTGGTGATATTTAATACATTCATCCAATCAATATTATTGGTCCATAAAGCGATGCCCGATGAATTATATTTTACAATAAGTCCACCTACCAATGGTGACCCGCCAGTAATATTTGTAGTGACCGTAACCGTTTTATCCGCATTAATGAAATAGGGTATACCGCTGGCACCAAAATACAAATAGTAATCGGAGACTAAAATAGTATTTGTTCCATCGGTTGTTAAACTTGCGTATCCCAAAGATGTACCGCTTATATCGGCAACAAATAAAGGCTTGCCACCACTGTTATATTTAATCAAGTTTAATCCATATGAGTAGAGTGCTGTGTTTGATGGTGGCGCAATCGAGGTTGCTACATACTCTACATTTGTTCCATATGTAAGACCGCCAGTTGCGGGTTGAGTCAAATAAGGAGCACTTGTATTATTTGCCCATTGAGTAATACCATTTGTATTGTAGGCTATTAGAAAATCGTTTTGGACACCAGTCAACGGTATCATAACTCCTGAGAGCACCGGTTGTCCGCTCGGCGGCGGTATAACCGCACCATTATTATCATAGGGCACATCGTATGTAGACGTAGGAGCCGTCATATTTCCGCTTACATATAGATAATTGTTAACCACGGAAATATAGAACGGACTGCCGCCAAATATATTTGTAACCCATTGTGCGATACCCGCTGTGTTATAATTTATAATAACACCGTCTCCTAATACCGAAATATTTATAGGACCAAATGTTGTAGCATTCGTATTATAACACGTAATATTACCACTAGTGACCCCCGCAATATAAATATTCGTTGTAGTGGCTGTAATAGAATAAATGGTATTTGACGCTGCCCCAATGATATTTGTTCCCCACTGTGCTACACCTAATTTGTTGAACTTTACAAGATAGACAGCAGATCCTGAATTATATCCTTTAATAGAAATCACCGGCGCAGAATTGTATGACTGAGAATTGGGAGAATTGTATGACTGAGAATTGGGAGAATATATATTTAATGGACCAGACATACGATTTCCGTTATATGTACCCGCAGCATAGACATTATCTGCGGCGTCGACATAAAGTGCGGTCGCCGATACCGTATTTAAATTTCCTATACTTGCTGCCCATATAATATTTCCCGCTGTAGTATACTTCGCAACAAATGCGGTTAAACCGCCGTTAGTAGACACCGAGGATAAACTTATTCCAGACTCCACATCTCCTGGTGGGTTATAAAATACTAAATTGCCCGTTTGACCATACGACCCTGTTACATAAATACCAGTCGGTCCTATTGCTATCGCAGTTATTGTACAATTCGCATTTGACGCACCGATTTCGGTCACCCATGATACCGCACCGCTTGGAGTATATTTCAAAAAAACTCCACTATTATAATTTGCCGCCAGTGGATAGAGCTGTTTAAAACTTACTCTACTACCTGAATAAGTAATTGAATATAAAACACTTTCTGGTGAATCATTTAATGTATACAAAATATTATTTAATCCAGTTATATTCGTCAATAATGATCCGTTACCTAGATTTGTTATTATTTTGGAACTGGCAGGGGTTGCGTAAGTATATTTTAAGAAATTATTAGCACCATACAAGGAGACATAAATATTATATGAATCAGGATCCGCATAAATACCATATACACTTTGAGGAATATTTATATTTGTACCTGTACCTGTACCGGTACCAATAGACGCATTTACAGTTAGATACAGATGACCACTTAAATCCCAATTAGTATCATTATTTACATTGCTCACATCCCAAATAATTCCACTTACATCAGGATAATGAGCATTATTATAATCAGCAATTAAAAGGTGCCCATTACTAAGAGTACCATGGTTTGTATAAGAAACACTAAATGGTAAAATAATACCATCTGCTCTGCTTGAACTATTTGTAACGGTTTTAGTATTAAATGCTCCAACAGTTGGAGGTGTAACTTCATTATTCATAACTATTCTACATAGTGAGTTTGGGGTGCTTGTATTTACTAAATATAATTTACTCTGGTAATCGGTTGTTATAGAATAAATTCCATTAATTTGTAAAATCTGGATAGGGGCGTCAGCAAATGTTGTATTCAATTGCCAAATTGTTTGTTGGTTGTCTACTATATATAAATATCCAGCCTGCCATGCTACAGATGATATAACTGTACTCACTCCATAGGCACCAAGAGATTTAATACTCATAATCTCACCGTTCGTCTTCAATTTATAAGCATTCGGATTGCTATCAATTATATAGATATATGTACTATCATTTGTAATTGCCGACGCATTAAATAAACTGACATTCTGTTTCAACGTTCTATACAGGATTCCATTCGCATTATACACATTTAAATTTGTAAAAAAAGTGCCCGCCTGGTAACTATTCACACCATCGGTCAGACTTGCCAACAACTGTAAATATGTTTGTGACGTGAGATAGGTAGCCCACTGCGCAATACCATTCACATTATACTTTACAATATAACTTCCGTTTGCCATAGTTGATATAGACACCGGTGTAACAAGTTGCGTCCCATTCGTGTTTACAAATAGAAGCGCACCCGAAAAATCTCCCACCGCATATACATTCGTTCCGTCTGTGGTCATACTATGATTTGATACGGCACCACTGATATCTGTAGTCCATTGAACCACGCCATTATTATTGTACTGTGCGATGTTACATCCATACGATGTCAACGCAGAATTTGGCACCGGTGGCGGCGGAATAGGTGGTAACGTAGGAACACTCGCAATATACGAATTATATTGTGCTATCGTTGTATTGACCGCCCCCGCATCTAAATCGGTGGCAATAGAGACCGATGACCCATTTCCACCGTTTCCACTACTCCAAGCCACTGTGTTTGTAGTACGAATGAGTCCGTTATTAATAGACTGATTTGTAATCGTCGCATTCGCAAATATCATACGCTCTCTACGACGTGCTGTCGTAGCAGAAGCACCGTTATTCGTTGCGGACGGTATTTTCCTATTCGGGCATAGCATTTATATCATAGAAAATGAACTATTCATTTCCGCTCCGTCAAAGGCGCCTACACCCTGCATAAAGTCGCCGCCATTCTGTAGCATTTCTGGTGAATAACCGGCGGCGTTGTGTGGACCCGGCGATGAATGCTCAGATCCGAGTCCCGATGAGACAATCTTACCCACTCCAGGACGCTGACGGTGCTCAATCATCTGCTCAGGATGACGTAAGTTGGATCCAAACTCTGCGTCCATAAACGCCACACGATTCAGGGGGTCGGTCGCCTCCGGTGGGTCGTAATGAATCGCCGGTGGAGTACGCTGGAGCGGCTCGGGTGTTCGCATATCCTCCTCCGTCATACCAACCGGAACCGGCATGGGTTTTGGGACCGGTGGTCGTTGGCGCGTTGTCATTACCGGAGCAGCCGTTTCTGGCGTCTGCGGACCTCCCACCACACCATCCGGTGATTGTTGCTGATATACCTGTGGAGGTACATAGGGCTGCTGCGGCATCGTCATTTGAAGAGTGGGCTGAACATGGTCCATCTTTGGCACTCCCTGTGCGGCTGACAGTACGGCATTCACACGAGTCTCAATCTGTGTTTCCAACAAACGGGGATAATTGGACGCTTTCACGATATAGTAACCAAAGAAAACGAAAACTGCCACAATAATCACTAATACAACCCAAGCCAAAGGTATCCGGGTCGCCATATGTTCTACTAATTTCAACCCTGAATTTTGATTCGTTAATTCCACGCAAATAAATCTGTCCGCCCAAAAAAGAAAAACATGGCTAGCGAATTCGCCGCCTTTGCCGATTTGTCGGGAGTTGTTCAGTCGCTCGTTAAAGAACTTGAAGGCAAGGTTCTATCCCAAACCGACCTCATTGCGCATTTACCTAAATTCGTCCTTGTCGCCTGGACAAGCAATCTATCCGTTGATAAGGCGGAAGCTCAGATTCTCGCTGCGGTCAAGCATCTTATTGCGAAGTTTGTACCTGCTGACCAGCAGTCTGTCGTGACGAGCTTCGTTGATTCGGCGTTCCCTGCGATCGTGACTGCGTTGAACGGTTTGATTGAACAGGTGAAGGCGGAGGTCTTGAAGAAGGCGACGGGTGTGTTGAACGATGTTGAGAAGAAGGTGGAGGCGGTCTGCGCAACGTCGTGCCTCCCATCGTTCTTTGGTTTCCTGAATAAGTGTGCGAAGGAGGTCCCCGCCGCTGCGCCTGCTGTTGCGGCTGTTGAAAAGACTGTCGCTGCGGAGGTCCCTGCGACGATTGAGGCGGTGACGGAAGCAGCGAATTCTGATATTTCGGCTGCTCTTGCACCTGCTCTTTTATCGGTGAAGGAGGATGAGCCTGTGTCTGAAGCCAAGGCGGAGTAAAGATATTCAGTTGGTTAAGAGTTTCCTGAATCTCTGACATTGTACCACGGATGTACAGTAAATTGCCGGCTTTGATATGCCTATCGAAGATCACCTCTTCGCTCCACATATCATCTATATTGAGCGGTGGGGCTTGCGTCGCTAGAGGGGTAATGCTCTCTAGGAGAAACATCTCGTCGGCGTGCTCGTACTCTGCGACCGGTTTACGGGTTTCCGCCTGCCACGCCGTATCCCAATTAGGGGACGACTGAATAAAGCCCCAATTGGCACCCCAGCGGACCACGTGCTGCGTGGTTCGGCGGGCTTTCGCATGCGTCTTATGAAATTCCTTGACCGCTTTGCCACTATACGTCAACAGGTACGACATTTTTTGCGTGGTGTTATATTAATAACGCAGTGGGCGATTTAAACCGGTGCCGCCAAAAAATTTGAAGGCATTTAAGCCACTAGAGAATAAGACAATACAAAGAATGTGGTGTCTTGTTCTACAACCTAAGGGTACTACCCGCAATGCGACGTTACCCGCCGGTCGTACCGAAGTTCTTGATTGCGATGCTGCGTGTGCCATTCTTCGCCGTGCGACGGCGCCCGAGCTCATCGGTACCTTCAAGTGGGGGGCTATAACGGTATATCTCTTTGGATATAAGACCGGCAAAGCCGGCACCGAAAATAAGCACGAACTCCCACCTCCGCACGATACGGTATTGCTGTTTGGCGAAGCACTGCTCTGTGCCACCCAGGCGGGTGCTCTAGTCTCTTTTGACGCAACTATGTTTAAGAACTTCTACAATGAACTCAATGGCGGATTTGATGACCTAGACGAAGACGAAGACGAAAACGAAGACGACGACGACGACGAGGAGGAAGAAGAGGAAGAGGAAGAGGTAAAAGAAGAGGAAGACGAAGAGGTCGTAGAAGACCTGCCAGAAGAAGATGAAGAGGAAGCACCGCCCGTCCGCGTCGTCAAAGTTGTCAAGGCGAAAAAAGGCTCTAAGAAAGTTCCTCAGTGGTTTTCCCTAGAAGAACTGGCACCTGAAAAGTACGATATGTAATTACACTTCAATAATAATCTGTCTGTCCATCGGTAATTTTTGAGCAATCGCCGAATATTGCGAATCTATGAATCCGTTAATCTTGTCGGCTGCCTTATACAACATAGCACTAGCCTTTTCCGAGCAATAGATAAATATATACATCCCCGCAGTAAGAACCGCCAGCATCGTCCAAAAGCCTAACCAAAATGCGTGAAAATTAAACATTGTGGTTTCTGGGAATGTTGGGCACAGCAAATTCAATTTTTTTCCGCCCCGCCGACAAAAATGAAGCCTAAACGCTCGTCGCTGTGATAAGGCAAATGTCCGCCGCTCGTGATAAAGTCCGCGCCGTAATTCGTGCCCGCTGTTCCGCCCTAACGCCCGCCGAGCAGGTAGACCTTGAGCGGGGTATCTTCAACTTCACCCTAGAAGACGCAAAACGCCGCTCTATTCGCCGCGTTTGGGAAAATCCTGAGTTTCAAACATTATACGAGATTTGCGCTCGGCGGACGGTCTCCAATATTGACACGTCATCCTATGTCGGCAATGTACGTCTGATTGACCGGCTCAAGGAGGGCGAGTTCAAGCCGCACGATATCGCCGCCATGCCGTTCACCGAACTCCACCCCGAAAAGTGGGGCAACTACGTAGAAATGTCTATCAAGCGTGAGGCAAAGATGTTAGAGGTGGATAAGTCGGCGGCGACCGATATGTTCCGCTGCTCCAAGTGCGGTAAGCGGGAATGTACTTACTATGAAATGCAGACGCGCTCCGCCGATGAGCCGATGACCCAGTTTATCCGCTGTCTCAACTGCGGCAAGCAGTGGCGTCAATAAACTACGGATTTGTAGGATGTTTTTAACTATACTCACGTACAACACGCATGGTTTGCCTTGGTCCCGTGATACGTCCGTGGAGATTTGCGAATGGCTCAAAGAGCGCCGACCGCAAGTCATTTGTCTACAAGAAGTGTTCTTAGAGTCAAATCGGCAGTACTATAAAGAGCATCTAGAACGTAATGGCTACCGTGTATGTATCCCCCGAGACGGTGACGTTACGCTCGTCAACAGCGGACTACTCACAGCGTTCTTAATCTCCCGTTACCAATATGTGAGTGAATGTTTTTATCCGTATCTTGACTATCATAATGTGGAAATCTTCGCCAACAAAGGATTCTATGCGGTAACGATTCGCGAACATGTGAGCCGGCGCACTATTGTCATCACAAATACGCATATGCAGAGCGATACCGAAATTGGTTGGATTGTAGGACGAAAGGTTACGCAGGATATACGAAAGGCGCAGCACCAGCAAATCCTACGAACGCTTACAACGCCCAATGCGGTACTTGTCGTCGGCGATATGAACTGCGAACGGTCGCCCGAATCGCTCATTCGTTATATGACGCCCGTAGACGAAAGTCGGTTGAAGAAAGCAACGTTCTATTCAACCGGCGAAGATCTGGACCACGTCGCCTGGTTTCCCTTACAATGGGCGAGACCCAAATGCCAATTCTGCGATTTTATGCGGAACGGTCCGCGTCTTCTCAATTGCCAAGTCTTCCAGAAACCCTGGAGCGACCACGCACCCGTCTTGTTTTCAATCTTCCTGCCCCTGATGATAAATAGGACAGGTTAGGATCTACCCAGGCGATACGGGCTTTACGTGTAGCACGGCGGTGGCTTTTACGAGATACCATCTTATATCGGGACACGAAAATATTCTGAACGTGTAGGGGCTAAGATATGGCAAAGTCTACGATGTTCTGGTGGTATATCGCCGCATTTTTACTATGTATCGCCGTCATCGGCGGTGCGTACTATATTTCACATGAGATTGACGATTGTCGTGTGCTAGAAACGATTCAAACGCCCAACGGCATGGTACAAATCGTCAACGATGAGTGTAAGGAAGCGTTGCCGCATACGACCGACAAAAATACAATTCGTATGACGAAGAGCATTTGGAGCGGCTCCCGCCGCAATGACGTCCTCTTCCACGAGCGTGTCCACCTTGAGCAGAAGCGTGCCGCACGTGATTGGGCGGAATTCTACCGTCGGTACTGGGAATACGATATCTCGGCGAAGCCGCCGACCGATTTACCCCATGGATTTATTCGCAATCTCCGACCCAATCCCGATACACGTGCGGAGCCCTGGGCTATCTGGCGCCGCCGTTACCTATTCTTCCCGAACTACGCAAACTCTGCGGCACCCTCCCTAAAAGACATCCGCGTTCAGGTTTGGGATATGCACGAAAAACGCCTAGTGGGTGTGCCCGACGAATGGAAAGAGATTTTCTGTCACGAAGATTCGTGTCCCTACCAATTTGAGCACCCGCACGAAATTTCCGCCGAATTTTTAACCCACGACAACCATTCTTCAGCGTCAGCCCGACTACAAAATTGGTGGAACGCTAATAAATATGTCTCCCGTACTCCTTAATCCAATTTCCAGGCAAAAAAATGGTTATAGGAATTAGGAATGGAGAGTATCGAGGTGGTCCCGCCGGTAGCTTCTAGTCCTTTGGATTCTATGCGCGGGCGAGGAAAGCGTAGTGGACTCTGCCACCAAAAGTACACAGCCTCTGAAAAAAAGCACCCGAAGGGTAATAAATCAATTGTCATTCTGGTACTACCCGAAAACACATCTAAGCCTATAGTAGGGCATAAATATGAGCGCTAACCCTCCCAATGCCGGTATAACGGCATCAAGAGGTCTGGACTTTTATACATATATCAATCATAAATGGCAGTCGTCGGTAAAAATTAAACCGTACGATTCCAGTGTCTCTGTAAGCGACGAGATTGAAACCCGTGTAGAGAACACACTCTTTGATAGCATTGAAAAAGTATCAAAAACGAAACCCAACGACCCAGTCAGTCGCCTGGTTAAGAGTATTACCACTCACAACTATCAAATAAATAATATATACGACCTCCAGCGACTATTTTCATTGTTTGAATGTCTAAATACGCATGAAGATGTTGCGCGCACTATTGGAAAACTGAATCGCATACAGTCAAACGCTCCTATCAGTTTCGTCGTTGCCAACGACCGCTATATTCCTAACAAGCGATGTGTGTATATGTATGAGCCCAAACTCGGCTTACCCGAAAAACAACAATATAAAAAGGGATTTGATACCAAGGCACTCAATGCGTATACTCACGTACTCAAAATCGCCGGCGATATTCTACATGTAGAGAATCTAGCATCCGCCGTGGACTTAGAAAGCCGCCTTTTGCCGTATTTGTCGCCCGAAAATGACCGTGAAGACGTGGCATTTTCCTACAATCCTAAAAGTTTGTCCGATTTGACTCGTGCCTACACCAATATCCCTTGGAAAACGATAATGCTAGCCTGGGGAATGACCCCCGCTATGGCGTCCTCGGCAACCTACATCGTCACAAATACAGCGTATGTTGAATTACTGGACCGTATGTTCCAGCATTATTCTATGACGACCTGGCGGATTTGGATGCGGGCACAGACCATCTTACATTTTATGAAATATCTACCACCCCCCTTTGACGACCTCCACTTCCAACTTTGGGGGAAACAGTTACAAGGTATAAGCGAAAAGATGCCCCAGCGATTCTTAATGCTTACGTTTCTCAAAGATAACATTCCGCATAATCTAGGATATATTTATGTCAAACACGGCGTTGCGAGTAAGTTGAAGGCAACGGCTTCAAAACTCGTAGAAAATCTACGTAATTCCACAATTGTTCGTATTCGTGAATTGCGATGGATGACCGACGACACGAAGAAAAAGGCGATAGAGAAATGTAAATCTATGTTATTCCAGGTCGCCTATCCTGATAAGTGGGAATTTGAACTTGATGAGGTGAAAATAGACGAACGCCGCATGCTCACGAATCTATGGAATCTCGCAAAATACGATACCGATCATATGCTTAAGCATCTCAAACGGGGAAAAATCAACGAAAAAGAGAACTGGGAAGACGGTGTCTTTGAAGTGAACGCCTATTACTACAGCGATAAGAACATGATGGTGATTCCCGCCGGTATCCTAAACTCTCCTTTTTTTGACCTCAAACGTAATGAAGCGTGGAATCTCGGCGGTATTGGTGCCGCCATCGGTCACGAAATTACGCACGGATTTGACGATGACGGGCGCCTATACGATAAGAACGGCGTCATGAACGATTGGTGGTCGGCGGAGGATGCCGCCAAATACAAAGAGATGTCCAAAGCACTCGTGGACCTGTTTAATGCTGAGACCTATATGGGCGGAAAGGTGGACGGCGAATTGACACTCTCCGAAAATATTGCCGACCTCGGCGGCGTCTCCATCGCCTTAGAAGCGCTAGAAATGGAGTTCGCTGCCGGTAACTATACAGCGGCTGCTAAAAAGAATGCCTACAAAGACTTCTTTACAAGCTACGCCATCTCTTGGCGAAACAAAGACCGACCGAAAAAAGCCGAACAGTCCCTTTTATTGGACAAGCACGCCCCCGCACCGCTACGTGTCAATCTCATTGTACGCCAATTTGCCGAATTCTATGACGCATTTGATATCAGTGAATCCGACCCCGGTTATATTCCTGCTGATAAGCGTATCCAATTATGGTAAATTGGGCGCCGGCGGCTTATAGCATAAGCAGGTCATTGAGCCGCCACACTTCATATGTACCATCGGGCATGGGTCGCTTCACAATAATTGGTAGCCGACGGGCTTCCAGTTCCATCTTCGCAATTAAATACGAATCGTTGACGCCGGTGGGCACGAGAATATACGGTTTCGCTCCATTATTAATCTGACTGGCGCGAAAGCTAATACACTTCGTCTTCTCGTAGTTCGTAAGAAACGGATACGTTGTATGATTCGCATCGAGCAGCGAAATATCACGGAGTGACGTGACCATATCGGCGGGAATGAGTTCGCTCTTTTCGCCGGGAGTTTGAATCACAAGACGCTCTTGAATTTGTTCATCGTACGGAATCCAAATTTCGGGATGCTGTTTGAAGAGTTTGACAACATCCGCCGCCTCGGCACGCTGTTGCTCTGTTTGTTCCTCTTCCACTTCCTCTACGACATCTCCATCTTCATATTCCTCTTCTACGATTTCATCTTCAACTTCGTTGGCGTATTCGTCCATCTTGCCTCTAACACTCCTGAGAATTAAGGTGTCAAATTTGTTCAGAATTTAAATAGCCCCTGGTAGGATGAGTTCATTTGGATTCGGCGAAGACCTAGATAGTATATTGGGGCTCCCGACAGGCGGTGTACAAGAGGGCGGTTCAATTGACGGTAGTTTTGCCATAATGACCCGAGACGAAATACAAGAGAAGAAAGCCGATATTCATACCGTGCCAATCATTATGACGGAAAAGACGCCATCAACAAAAGATATTGGTGATATAGCAAGTTTTTCACTCACCACCGGACTTCAGCCCACTGATATTCTCGGCTTGAATGGTGAAGCGGTGCGTAAACTGATACATATGCCTACCGATAATCTAGCGACGATTAATCAGAAACTCTTTCTTGTGAAAAACCAGTATGAAGAAGTATCTGAACTCGTTGAAAAACAGGTCGCGTTTATATGTCTTTTCCACCATTTATTCTTCCTCGCTAAACTTGCGAAAACGCCCAACTATCCTATGTTTACCGATCCGTTTTCCGATAAATTCAATGCAGTTCAAAAGAGCGTACAGGAAATTCAGGGCTCTATCAAACTAGACGAAGGGGATAAAAGTACGGTTGCCGGTGCCGCCGATATTACAACAGAAGCGGGATTTAACACAACATCTATGCACGAGGGCTCACAGGCTGGACCTACGACGACCACCATCTTCGGTGTCAGTTTTACGGATATTGCGAAGTTCTGGTCCGAAATGAAGTCAACTACTACACTCGTTGAGGCGATAAATATGTTTAAAAAGAGCCCAAACGAAATCTACGAATGGTTTATTTCTGGTATGTCTAAGCCTGCCGAGCCTGCCGAGCCTGCCGAGCCTGCCGAGCCTGCTGAGCCTGCCGAGCCTGCCGAGCCTGCCGTACCTAGCGGTACAACAGAGGTCAATACAAACGAGGGCAAGGCGGCGGCTACAGCGGCTCTAGGCGTGCCTGCTACAGAGGAAGCTACTCCAGTTAAAAACGCAGCGTCTACAACCTCCGCCTCCTCTTCAGCATCAACAGTTGCTCCCGCAAAGATTTTACCCGATGAAGGTGTAACACCCGATGTTAAAAAACATATTGAAGCAATGTTTGCGGTAAGTGGGCGTTCTAAGGCACCCACCGAAGAAACACTTCCAATATCTACAAGTAAAAAACCAGGCACGCCCGCCTATAAATTAAGAATGACGAGAAATACAAGAAAACTACGAGATGCGAGAAAAGCTGCGGCTGCTAAACGAAAAGAGGCAGAAAGAGCCGCCGCTGCGTCAGCATTGGCTGCCGGTAAAGGACGCCAGCCACGAGCCGCCTCCGCAGGTGTAGCTGCTGCGACTGCCGCACTCAAATCGCCTCAACAACTTAAGGCGGAAGAGGCTGCTGCTACTGGATATGTAAATGAAGAACAAAACAAAGCACAAGATGCGGCTGCTGCTGCTGCTTCTGCTTCTGCCCCAGAAGGCAATGCTAATAGTACTACTCCACAGGAGTCAGAGGAATCGGCATAATCATAAAAACTATAATAAATTTAGGGAAATGAGTTACGATTTGCGCTGCTTTGGGTGGGACGGATGTGTTGTCCCGCATACTCTCAAAGCAGTTCAAACCTTTGTTCCTAAATGGTCCGATCTCAAGATACTACGTAAAAAACAGGACGAGAACGGCGAGGACCTACGTCTACTTAGCACCTTTTTCCAAGATCCAACCTTCGGTCCTTATATGCCAGGCTATACCAAAGAGAAACGTATTGATGTAGGTGGTTATGGAAATATCTATCTCGGTACTCGTGGTATCTATCAACCCAAATACGGCAAAACAAACGGTATAATCCATCTTGAACGAGACCGTGCGATGGAAGAAATCTGTATCAAAGAGGTGAGACTAAGAATAACGGACGAAGAGCGCGCAGGAAGTCCCCGCACTCGTAGTGCCGCCTACGAAGAGGAGATGCGTTGTATTCTTGCCGAAGCGTTTCTACACGCACTCGTTCTAAAAGTGTTTGAAACCGTAGGAAATCCCAAACGTGTTCCAAAACTCTACGAAGTGGTCGGTCATATACGACAGGGTCACACAAACACCTCGCCCCAAGATTTTGAATCTATCTGGATGATTATGGAAATGTTATGCGGTAATACCCTAGACCGTTATTTACGCACTCACTTAAAACCTATAAATACCTTACCGACATCTATAGTCACCAATGAGAGCATTATTCTAGATATTCTTTTACAACTTGCGAATACTCTTCATATTCTACAAACACGAATACACTTCAATCACCGAGATATAAAACTCAATAATCTATTCGTTCGCCAACACACCGATGAATGGATACGTGACCTAGAGATAGAGGGATATGGACACTACACATGTAAAGAGGATATTACATTGTTGGATTTCGGATTTGCATGTATTGGCTGCCCCATTGACAATTCTTGTATGATTAATGCCGGCAGTTGGTTTGAAGAGGGGGACCTATGTTTCAAGAAAGACCGTGACCTAGCCCAATTTTTATACGCCCTACATGCCGCCTACCCCCTAGATAAATATATATCCCCCAAATTCTACGAATTTATTTCAGTGGCTATGATTGCGAACAATCATGGATTAACGGTCAATCTTCTTCACGGTATTAATACAGATGGTTCCCCCAATTTGGCACCAGGGCGGGTAATCTTTGACGAGGGTATCTACACATTCTTAAAAAATGAAGGCGTGTTCGTTCCTGGATGTGAGCCATTAAAGTTCCTCGCCGCACTAAAAGAGTATGAGCGCCACAAATAAACGCATTATGCGCGATGTCACGCATGTATGCGGACCCTCGAAAGATACCCTTGCCGCCGCCGGTATCTACTACCATTGCGACGAGGCAAATGTCTTTCACGGCACCGCAATGCTCGTCGGTCAAAAGGATACGCCATACTACGGTGGCTACTACTTCTTTGACATCAACTTCCCCTCCGATTACCCCTTCTCCCCTATCAAGGTGAAGACGCTCACACAGGACGGCAGGACTCGTTTCAATCCGAATATGTATGTAGAAGGGAAAGTCTGTCTTTCTATTCTAAATACTTGGCACGACGGACCCCAGTGGTCCTCCGTTCAAACGCTAGAGTCGGTTCTACTTGTGATGATGGCGGATGTGCTCAATGCCATTCCCCTCACAAACGAGCCCGCCTATTACAACGCCGGTCTCAATGAACAGGCAAAAATCTACAATCGTATGCTCTTTCACGCCAATATAAAAACGGCAATTCTCACAATGCTCAATACCCCATCAGCGTTCGTTGTACCCTTTCTAGATACAATGCGGGCTGTGTTTCTAACAAATTACGGTGGGGTGCTACGATGCGCCGAGGAGCACGAGGTGGAATGGGACGGACGCTCCGAAATGCTACCGGTATACGGAATGACGGTGCGCTACGATTTCGCGCGACTGGCGGGCGATTTACGGGCGGCGAAGGCGACGCTCGGCTCTTAGAAATCATTATAGACCGCCAACCAATTGACATAGTTGCTATCAGAACCTTGACCAGAATTAATCGTGAGTGTGCCCGCACCCGTATCCACTGAATATGATAGAGTACCAGGTGTACCATTATTGACGGTTTGATACGTTAAAAAGATATATGGACCGTAGGTAAAGATTGTATTAGAACCAAGTGTCGCACTGCCGCCGCTTAATTGAACAGCACCGACCGCATTTTCGAGATTCAACATGCCGGTCGCATAGAGGTCACCACGATTACCGTCAATTCCAGCATAATTTGCTGGGTGAATAAAACCACCAGATTCAATAAATGGGTTGGCTGACCCACTAAACCCCATTTGATTATAATACTCACTATTGTTTATTAAAAGTTGCGGAGTACTAATACCGTTCGTAAAATTGGCGGTAATTAACGATACCGGTGTTGATAATAATAGTGTTGCGTTTTGAGCACCAACTACATAAATATCTGAACTTGTACCATTCAAAGATAGAATAGGAGTCGTTCCACTATTAATAAAGGTTTCCGTTATATTTGCGTTTAATGTTGATAGTACTACAGTTGCGTTTCTTGCGCCATATGTTACTACAGTTGTATAATTTGTACTTGTATAAATATTATTACTACTATTACTACTCGTTGTTAAACTATTCGCACTATATTCGCCTGCTGATACAATATTTGCGACGGCGCCCTCAGCGACAATATATGGAAAGTCTCCTTGTGCTAAAATAGTAGGGGTTGATAAACTTGGATTCCCATTTAATCCTATACCCATACCTGTAAAACTATCATATTCATATGATGATGCCTGAATAACTGCATAATTTGATCCTATATAACTTCCAACGTAATTGCTATACAATCCATTTCCTGCCTCAAATGCGGGCGAATTTGCGTCGTTAAAATACAACTCAGAATAGGCAGTGAATGCGCTTTGTGTAGAATTAATCATACCCATATAATTGCTTCCATCAGGTGCTAATTCCGCAATAATATTTCCCTGCGTATACACGGAGGGTCCAAGGTCGGGCGTACTATTACCAAAATCGTAATTATCTGGAACATAAACCGGTTTATCCGTATTATAAACGGAAAAATGGGCATCGTTCGGGTCAATAAAGCCATTGAAAAACGAAATCGCATCATATACGCCTACATAATATTGGGTCACGCCAGGATTTGTATCAGGGAAGAGTTTTTTACCGTTTTCACGAAGAATACGACCCGCGGGGCAGTAACCCGAATACATATTAGGTAGTGGCGTAAGCGTATTATTCGCATACGTATAAAACACACTATTGAACGGTGCGGTAGAAATATACGAACGGCGCTGCCCGCCAGGGAAGCCATCTGTCATTCCACGAACGGTGGTCATTTCTAAGAGGGCAGGAGTTTTTGTAAAAATTGAACCGCCCCTTCAGGGTAAGATGACTGGTACAGTGATGGCTTCTTCTTCCGCTTTAAAGAAATTTCTAGAGGAGCATCGTACCAACGAGAATGTCTACAGCCTTCTTGGTATGGGCAACGATGCCGGTAAGTACAATGTAGAAGACGCCGAATATGACAACTTCCTCCAACTCGTTCATCAACATATTTATAGCATGCCTCCACGTGCGCTATCCCTTATTGAGCGTCACAAGGAGCATTCCCATATTCTTGTAGACCTAGACTTCCGTTACGGCGAGACGAAGGGTGGACCGCTCATTCGCCATTTCAATCACGAACAGGTCCAGACGTTCATCGCAATGTATATTGCGGCGATGATCTATTTCACACGAGTAGAAGACCTTGAAGAGGACCTCATCTTCTACGACATGGTGAAGCCCGCACCTGAAACGGATAAGAACCAGCACAAAGACGGTATCCATATTCAGTGCCCTACACTCAATACCACTCCAAAGTTCCAGCACGCCATTCGTGGATTCCTGCTGAAGAACGAGGTGATTGCCAAAGTGTTCGGAAATACGAATATGTCTAATTCCGCCGAAGACTGCTACGACAAGTCGGTCATTTCGCCCAACGGCTGGTTTCTCTACGAGTGTTGTAAGCCCGATAAGTCTCAGTATCACGTGGAGCATATCTGGAAGGTGGATATTGCCGATATTCAGGAATCTCTCGCCGGCATTGACCCCGATAACTTTACAGAGTTGGTGGACATCGTGAAGGATATGATGACGGATGTAGAGATTCCCACATCGTCGCTGGAAATCATGAAGACTCTCAGTATCCGCCGTGGCTCGACCGAACTTCTAGAGCCCACCGTCCGCGAAGTGCGCTCCACCGAGTGGGATGTCTGTGCGAATTCAGGCTCATCGAACTCAAAGAAGCCTATCCGTCGTGCAACGCCGGCGACTCCTAAGGCGGCGGTGGCGACCGAGGGCGGAGCAGACGGCACCGAAGAGAATGAACTTATTATGGATGGAATAATTGTCAATACGCCGATTGAAACGTCCGAAGAGGATATTGCTCTTGCGTATCGTCTATGTAAGGAGTGTATCAATCCCGAACGCCGAGCCGGCGACTATGCCGATTGGGTCACACTCGGCTTCTGTCTCAAGAACATCGCCGATACTGAAGCATCGTTTGATGCGTGGGTGGACGTAACACGTCGTGTAGACGCGCATCATAAGAAGAAGACGTATACCGAAGAGCAACTGCGCTCACGCTGGGGCTATATCAAACTCAACGGCGCGCGGCGTCCGATTCGTATGGCGTCGCTCGTTGAATGGGCAAAGGAGGACAATCCAGATAAGCTCCGCTCTATCCGCTCCGAAACCATTACCCTCTGGATTATCAACTATGCGAACAATACACATGTTGACCTAGCCGAACTCGTTCACCGTCTCTACAAGCACGAATTCCGCTGCTCCGTTGGCTCACGCAAGGGTATGCTGGACCTCTACCATTATAACGCAGATGGCAGCAGTTGGAAACATCTCAGGATGCCGATTGAACTTCGTATGCGTCTCTCCGACGGTGTGATGAAAGAAATCGTCGCTGCTATGGGTGATATCTCAAAGAAGTTTGAAACCATTCCAGAGTCACAGCACGAAGAGAAACTCAACCGAATCAAGAAGCTTGCGACCATCGCAACCCAGCTCAAGAATTCCGGTTTCAAGGACAGCGTTCTCAAGGAATCTATGGAGAAGTTCTACGACGAAGATTTCATTTCCCGTCTCAACTGCGACCCTGATATCATCGGTGTAAGCAACGGTGTCCTCGTCCTCAATTATCACGAGAAGGAAGATATGAGCGATATGCGTGTCCTCTTTCGCAAGGGACGACCCGATGATAACGTCAGTTTCCAGATGGGACGCATGGAGCCCGATCTAGACCCTATTCCCTATGAGCCCTACAACGCCGAGGACCCTGACCAAATTGCTCTCATGGGATTCTTCACCCTCATCTATCCTGACGCCGAACTCCGTGAGTACGTCCTCACACTGCTCGCCTCCTGTCTAGAAGGACGCAACAAGGAACAGAAGTTCTGGATTAATACGGGCGGTGGCTCAAACGGAAAGTCCATGATTCAGAATCTGATGGAATACACCTTCGGCGATTATCAGACCTCGCTTCAAACGACCGTTCTGACCCGTAAGCGACCCGAATCCGGCGCAGCGAATCCCGATATGATTACGACCAAGTGTAAGCGCTACATCTATATGGGTGAGCCCGATGCCGGCGAAAAGCTCAACACGTCTCGTATGAAGCAGCTCAGTGGAGAAGACCGTATTGAAGCCCGTGGATTGTTCTCCGATCAGGAAAAGTTCAACATGATGGGCAAGATGTTCCTCTCGTGTAACGACTTGCCACCCATCTCCTCAATGGACAACGGTACCTGGCGCCGCATTCGTGTCATCCCCCACGTCAGTACCTTCAAAGATCCTGGCAGTCCTGACATTGACCCAAGCAAGAACATCTACGAGAAGGATATGAAACTGAAACAGAAACTCAAGAACTGGCGTGTGGCATTCCTCGGTCTGCTCGTCCACTATTACGACACGAAGTATCTCAAGTACGGGCTCAAGGAGCCGCCATGTGTCTTGGCAGCGTCCAACAAGTACAAGGAGCGCAACGATGTCTTCATGTCCTTCTTCAACGAGCACTATATCAAGCAGGTCGGTGGCGGTCCTGTGACTCTCAAACAAGTGCGCATTGACTTCCGCGAATGGAAGAAGAAGCTCGGTCGCGAAGTGGACCTCAAAGAAACGATGCTCGTGGAGCGTATGAAGTCGGAGTGTGGTGACAACTCCACCGACAAGGAGTTCTACGGCATCGTGCCGATTGAAGAGGACGATGTGGACCTCAGTGGTGCGCCTGTGGCTGAGATGACCTCAGAGCCCTTGCCTTCCACGGCGCCCGTTCAAACGACGCTGCCCGTTCGCCGCTAGTGCGTCAGCGGTTTGCCTATTTTTTACGTCGGCTCTGTAAATATGAATAAAGACGAACTCTTTACCGATTTTATCAAAGTGCTCATCTTTGGCGAAGGTCAAACAATTGCCGCAGAGCCCCTGAAGAAGGCGTTCAACGGCTGGAAGCGCAAATTCCTCGTAACGCCCTCGCTCAAATACGAGGAAATGTTAGATGTCCTAGGTAAGCGTGCCGGCGTAGTACGTGCTGATACCCACTTAACCGGTGTCGGTTTACGACCCAAAGAAATAAAGGCGATTGACGTAAAAAAGTATTTAATGGCTTAATCAGGTGGCGGTTAGGCGGTCAGAAAACATACATATATTCAATGAATATACTTATGTTATGGTATGTTATGGTATATAGGGCTAGCCCTTGTATGTAATAAGTAGATAGCAGCATATTAGTGCGACGACAACGCCAATTGTACCTTTGATTGCACGATCCTTGAGCGACTCATTCGGCATCAATGTCGTCAACGTAATATGTGCCAGCAGAGAAAACGTGATGAACGCAGTTATCCAAAAGGTCAACATCACCTTATCGTCGCTTGTTTGAAGTCCAAAAATATGCCACGGCACGCCTTCCGTTGGCTGACTGTCCAAAAAGTCACGGCGATACTTACGCTCATCGTGCTCCAATTTCATAGACCCCTTCTCGGCAGTCTCCAATTCTTCTCGTAGTTTCTTCTCATAGTGTTTGAGTTCCTTGACCGCCTCCGCTAGGTCATTTCCTATTCTAAATTTATCTTGTACCGAGGTGGATAAGACATTTGACTGGCTCTGACTCTGTTGAACGAACTGCTGATTCTGTTGTTCAAGTTGGTTCTCAGTCCGGGCAAGTGGAACACTGGGATCACACTGGTCAACCGCAGAATTCGCCTGATTTAACTGAGTCTGTAAATTAGACGCACTAATCTTATTTGCCTGGCACTGTGAAACCGGGTCGGGTGTTACATTAGGACGTGCTGCCTGTACCTGAGAAATCGCCTGTGATACAGCCGAAGTTGGACTACATCCAGGTGCACACTGTGCCGGTGCTGATGCGCTGTTACCCATCCTTATTATGGTTTAACATTTCACCTATAGATTATTGACCTGAACCACACACTGCGCCGAGTGCCGCACTACCTGTCGAACTCAATTGCTGTATGAGGTTCGTCTGACCGCTCTGCATCGCCGCCAACTGATTCGCCGCACCCATTGTAATATTTGTGAGACCCTGATTAATATTGCTGCCACAGTTTTCGGCAGAGAGCTCCAAAGCCATAGCCGCCGCCATAGCATCATCAACTGCCTGAGCACCAGTGCCCGTTGGGCAACTCGGGGGTGGTGGTGGCGCAGGGGTGGACTGGAAGCGACGACGGTGCCAGAGCTTGACATCGCGCGCACCCTCCGTGTAGAAGTACTTGTAGAGACCTGTAAAGAGTACACTGAGACCCAATAGACCGTAGAGTACGCCCGCAAGACCTACCGTAATCATTCCCTTCTTCGTTAAGTACATAACGATTGCGGCAGCGAGCGAAGCCATAAAGACAATCTGTAATAGGAAAAGCGTTTCCAACTTATTGTAGTTGTACCACTCGTTAATCTCAAACTGACGTCTAGAGTTAATCTTATCCTGTGTAATCAGGTCCTCAATCTTCTGATTGTTCGCAAGGATGACGTTTGTGATATTATCTACGTCACCGGAGCGCGTCTTGTAGAAATTGACGTTGTGGTGCATATCCATGTAACGACCTAAGTCAATCTGCGCCTTCTGGAAAGCACTTTGCTTACGGTTTGTAATATCATCCACAATTGCTTTAATATTTTGCTGCTGAAACTGGCTGTAGCCCGCCGGATCCTGACGGAGACCGGTCGCAAAATTCAAACGCTCCAGCTGTTGGTCCTGAACAACCGCGGCAATGCCTGGGTTTGTATATGTTGGACTTGGCATTCTTCTCTGTAATGTTAAAATACTTTTGTGTGGAAACTCACAAGAGAACACGGTTCCTCTCGGGGGTTTATAGTCGTTGGTCTTTCTTCGCCTAGACCGGGATTTACGCCTTCTGGTAAACATAGAATATCGCTCCGAGAGCCAAGATATTCAAAGCCGTCCATACGGCAATCCGATTGTTTGTGTATTTATTCTTCTCTTCCGTGTAACGTACCATTTCCTTCTGCGTTGTAAGAAGGGCATCGTCCTTGTTGAGTAGAGCATAGCCCGCCTGTAACTGTGCCAACTTTGTATTAATATCCGTATTGAGGTTATCAATACCCGTCTTCGATGACATAATATTGCTGACACGGGTCTGCGCGAGGTAGCTGATAATCTGGAGTACAGAGTTAGCACGCTTATTGAGCTTTTGTGTCGTGGCAAGTAACGTATTTGCCGGACCCGCATCGGTCGCCTGACGTAGTGTTGCCGCCTGTAAGAACTGATTCAACGCATATAAGTAACGAGACTCATACCAGCAGAACTCCGCCTGTAGATTTGCGTATAACTGACCATCGCTTGTCATTAACGCATCCATATCGTAGTTACCCTTGCTATCAGGCTTGCCCATTGGAATTGTACCGTTGTTAATGAGGGTCTGAACCTGAGTCGCAATGGAGGCTGCGGTGATGAGTCCAGTATTAGGATCCACCGGAAGGTTGTCGCTCATCACACCGCTACCTCCATTAGCGTTATTCCACACCTGTAATAGAAAATCGTTGGTCTGCGTGGAGTTAGGGTCAATCGTTGGGCATGTCATTACCTGAGGATTCACCGAAGACATATCTCTCTGTCAAAACCGGATTTTTATTTCTTGGAGCGAAGCTTCATTGCGCCGCCGCCGACCCTGCCAAAGTTATTGGACTCGTTAAATAACGAAGTAGAGTCGGACTGTCCTGCTCCACTTGTAAATGATGGAATAGCCGGGATTATTCTATTTTTGCTCGTCATAATCAAAAATCCAACTGCGGCAACGCTAATCAACATAAATACCGTTGATACCGTATATAAAACACCACGTGTGTTTGGATGTAAGGGTCTCCATAATCCTAGCACGGAACTATGGTAGTCAGCTTCAAATTTATGCCGAACGTCGGACGCCTGTTCTTTACGCAACTCTGCCAATTCCCTCTTCTCTCCCATGTCATGACGTATAGCCTCTAGTTTTTCCTTTTCCGCCTTAATCGCAACTGAAATAGAGGCACGCTCACGTTCAATCGCATCCACTGTTGTATTTAACTTATAATAGTAATTATTCAGTTCTTGTATAATCTGCGTTACACGATTTTTACGAGCCTGGTCGTTTTGTGCTGCGCCAGGCACATTTTGTGCTATCTGATTCACATTATTCCTGTCTGGAATTTGTGAATACAAGGAATTTAACTCATTGACGTGCCCATTGTAAAAATTCCAAAAGTCCTGCTGCGAAGGCAACTCCATATTCCTACGTTTTCAGGTGGTTTTTATATTACACAAATGCGATATCCATCCACTTCACCGCAAGTCTCGGACCCACGCTTGAAATGTACTACATCACCGGGCACTAATCCTAGAACTCGCGCCGCCATATCTACGTGGTAAATAATATGCGGTAGATTCTTTTTGGACTTGAGATGAAGACGCTTTACAAGTTCACCGACCTCTTCCGCCGAAAGTTTCTTAAACTGCGGCTGCATCACATGATGTAGTGGATTACTAATCAGATTCTTCATATTGAAGTAACTAATACGTGCCTTGCGTACATTCCATTGCTTAGCCGCCTGTAAATCAAACACTGGGTGGAAAGACTCGGCGAGCAGCACAATCATTGTATCCGTCTCTGGATTATAATGTTCCGGTGCATCTTCATTCCATAGCGCATTTGTATCATTTTCTACACGAAGACGGCAGGAGTTTTCTACCCAGTAAAGTACAATAGCACGCTCTTGCGGGGCGTCGTCCGTAGGACCGGGCTTCGTAGCAACAATCTTGAGTAGCGGAATAAGGGCACTGGTCGTAGCGAGTTTGAGAATTTCTTCGGGGCTCGTATTTTCGTAGGTAGAAACATCGTAGCCACGGTCCTTCAACACCCCTAAGATAGTGGGTCGTGAACGAATAATCTGGTCAATTGTATCGGCTTCCATCTGACTCTATTTAATTGCCTTTGTTTAGATTGCTTTATCGGGCTCAATTTTTAGGGCTTCGTTTCCTCTTGCTCTTTTTCAAACGCCTTCATCCGTTCATACGCAACCGATGGATACGGATTGAGTAGACCAGAACTATCTTCGTCATACGCAAACACAAATATCATACACGTCGGTTTGTATTTCTCAACCTGTTTCAATAAATCTTTTTGGGTATAACACTGTTTTTTGCCTTTGTCTAATGTACATACACCGCCCTTTTCGGTGACAAACATAGAATCAATATACGAGTATAGTTTTTTCTCAGGGTCCGCTTCAGTCTTACGTTTCGGCGCACACTCTAAATCATCATACATCACAATCGCAGTATAATGTCCAGATCTCTCACTCAATCGTCCTAGTAAAACACCTAAAAAGCCAGGTTTTTCCAATTGTAATGGCAATACCATGAGCATTTCATTAAGGTATGTAGCCGGATCATTGTTATATACAGATACATCACCTGCGACATCGTTAATTGTTGTCGCAAATCCTTTGTATCCTAATATATTCACCCACCGTGTTAGAATTTCAGGTATAATATTACCATCTGACTGACAGACTGTACCTTCGGTTGTCATAGTTTTCTTATCAGCCGCTTTCCATTCTTTTTGGTATTGACTATCAACACCTTCGCGATTAATATCTATTAATTCACCCTCTTTATCAAATGTAAGAAACGCCTTATATTTTTGCCGTTCATCACGCTGATGTTGCTTCGCCTGCTCAAACGCGGCAGCACGACCTGCTTGAATCATCTCTCGTATTTGCTCATCGGTTTTTCCTGTATATTTCGCCTGCTTACGTTCGCTACTTCCCTGCGGCGGTATTTTAATAGCCGACTCTTCCAGTTCTACCTTCAAAAAAAGTCTTTTTATCAAATCGTCCAGTGCGGCTGGATAAAATTGTTCAAATCGTTTTTCCAATTCAACATTTTCATACTCTTTACACGCTGCGACTAAATTTACTTGTGTTCCTTGCTTTTTAACATGTTCTGTGGGGTCGCCTCCCTTCGGCACCTTTGGAATATACAAAGTATTCGCATTTGGTTTGGACTCGTCCCATATAAACTTTGCTTCCTGTATTACATGATTCAAAGCGTGCTTACCGCATAGTGCTCTATCCTGTTGTTCAAGATACGTGACGCCACCCCGCTGTAATTTTCGGGTATAACGTTTCGTCATCCTCTACTCAGGCATCTATTTTTATAACTTTTACATCTGACTCAGGTACGGTCTCTGGCTCTTGTGCCGGCTCTACTGGTTGTGCCGCTTCCGCAGCACGACCCCCCTTCATACTCGACCTACGTGGTCTAGGCTCTACAGTTATTGGTGCCGGAGGCTCAGGTGTAGGTTCATCTTTGACTGCCTTAACCGATGAAGTATCGTTAAGGTTCGCGGCTGGCTCGAGACTCTCGGCACCTTCAACAATCAGCGGATTATCTCCTGCCTCACTGATGACTGTTGGTACTGGCTCCGCCGGTCCAGCCATATTTGGTGTCGGCGCATCCACTTTCACAATCTTCACATCTGATGTATCTGGTACCGCTGCTGGTGCTGTTGCTGCTGTTGCTGCTGTTGCTGCTGTAGACACTGGTTCTTCAGGTGTCAGAACCGGTGTAGATTCCTCAATGACCTCAAGTTTCGGTGGTCCGCCAGGCATAAAATCAAACATAGCATTCGCCGCTGCCTGCTCTTTAGACATAGGAGTAGCATCCGCAACCGGTGTAGAGGTCGGTGTAGCCACGGACTCTGTAGGTGCTTGCGCAGGAGCAGCAGTACCCGTAATCGTCGCCATAACTGACGAGAGTATATCGGTCGGTGGGGTCACAGGCGTTGTCTCAAATACGCCTGTACCCGAGGGTAAGTCACGGAATGTACGAACATGTTTCTCCGTCAAAAAGCGTAAACTCGTATTCGCATACGTTGTCAATTCCTGGTCCAGCAACTTAAGCGCATATGGCACCTCAATCTGACTAAATGTTGTTCGTGACTTCTTGACCGGCAACACCAACCCCAGCGTATCCGCCGTCTCTCCCTGGAATGTGAGCGGTCCATCGCAGGTCGGACATACAAACAACTTCTGCGCCTCATTATAAATCGGCATTGTTCCGCATCCATTACAAATCCAGAATATCGTACCATCCGAACGTTTCATCATAGACTCCTGTAAGAACTCCGTGACACCGTGGGCAATGAGCGCATCGCGTTCCATCTCACCGATGCGCATACCACCCTCATTGCCACGACCACCCGTTGGCTGATGTGTACGAATCTCCTTACGACCCTTGGCACGCGAATTCAACTTGTCCTGCGTCAAATGCTTCAAACGCATAAAATACAAAGGTCCCATAAACACCGATGACGTAAACATCGTGCCCGTAATACCACTGTATAAAATCTCCTCTCCCTCGCGCTGAAAGCCCATCACTTCCAGTGCGTCGCCAATCGCCTTGAACGATTGCTCATCGTTCATAAACGACGTCGCATTCATCTTCGCACCCACGACCGCTCCTAACTTTCCAAACACCTGTTCCAGCAACTGCGCAATCGTCATGCGAGAAGGAATACAATGGGGATTCACCATCACATCCGGTACCAATCCGTCCGCCGTTCGTGGCATATCCTGAGCATCTAACAACATGCCCATAGTGCCTTTTTGTCCGTGGCGGCTGGAGAACTTATCGCCCAGCTCTGGCACTCGCTCCTCCAGGATGCGTACACGTACAAGTAGTTTACCGTTTGCCTGGTGAATGACCGCCACCTTATCCACCCGTCCACTCGTGAAAATTGTCGGCAGCACCGAGGCGTCCGTGACCGCCCCCGTATCTGGGCTGGTTAGGTACATTCCAACGAGTACCAACTTATCGTGGATTTGCGTACCTTCTTTGATAATACCCTGGTCGTCCAACGCCGAGTAGTCATAGCCAGGTTTGAGGTCGGTCCAGGCGAGCACCGTTCGTGGGTTGCCAATTCTATAGACCGCCTTGCTCATAGGATCCACCTCCTCCACCGCCGTATAGGACCGCAGGGCAAGCGAGCGGAATAGACCGCGCTGGATGCTCGTACGATTAAATAGGATACCATCGTCCTGATTATAACCGTTGAACGAATTAATACAGAAGATAATGTTGCTGCCGTAGGGCATCGCACCGCCGCCCACTGCCTCGTGAACAATCGTTCGCGCGAGTGCGCCCTCGCCGTAGCATAACATAGAACCGTACGTATCAAAACGATTTTCATAGTTGGTCGCATAGTAGCCAATACCCTGTTTTGACTGCGAGCAACTCAACTGATTACGCGGCGACTGATTATGATTGGCAAACGGAATCATGCTCGTGAGAAGTCCCATCATGGACGAAGGGTGAATCTCGGCATGGGTATGTTGGGGTGTCAGGTCCGCCGTGTTTCCGTACCAACTTACATACGCCTCGTTGCCCTCATACGGATCAATATACTCAATCGCGCCGATGTAGGGCGACAAGGCGGCTTCGTACTCGGCGAGTGTCACCGGCAGGTCTGGATCCGGCATCCCCTCAGGCGTCTCCAACGGATCCACGAACTTTGTAGAATAAATGCCGTGCGAGGCGGTCTGTGCCAATCGTCCGCACACCAGGTCCCGCCAAGTCGGCAGTGGCTTCGCCGTCGCCGCCGCCGGCCAAGTGCCGCCCGTAAATAAATGCCATAGCGGGCGCAAAGGTCGCCCATCATCCAAATAAATACGAATACTATTATCCGCCGTATTGAACGATACCGACGCAGTGGGCGGCAGGCACGCCGTCCATTTCATCATCTTCAGCACTCTTGTCAGTAAATCAGGCTGCGTAGAAAATCCGATTGTACCCCCGTTAATTTGGACCGACGCCGCCGTTACCACCACCGCACGGGTCGCCTTCGCTACATCAATAACGCCGCCCCGTGTGAGCAGCCAATTCATAATCGCCGTCGCCGGTGAAGCAATACTAATCGCCGTTAGAATGCTCAGGTTCTTCGTAGCACCAATATGCGAACCGGTCGGCGTTTCGCTCGTACAAAAGTAGCCTATCTGACTTGGATTGAGGTGGCGGGGTCCGACTAACTTCATAGATGTATCAAAGTCGCTCACGACACGGCGTACATGACTCATCGCATCCATATACGAAATACGGGCGAGGGGCTGAATCACACCGCTCTTCATATTATATTGATTTGTACCCCACTTACCACGGAAGCCCCGCATAATGCTATCGTCGAGTTTTGCGGTTGCCAAGACTTTTCCAATATTACCAGGACTAAAAATATTCAAGAAATTCTCGTCGGTATAGAGACTCTTATTGTAATTGTAGGTTTCGTCTACCTGTAACATCACCGCCTTCTTCCAATCCTTCCAACAATCCGAGAAGAGTCCGCGTAGGAGCGTACCCGTTGGCAGCAGACGCTGATTACGGATATCATCACGATTCGTATTCGGCTCCATACGCATCTCAACCCGAATCATACGGCGAATGAGCTCAGCGAGATACTGGGCACGGGCGAGTGGTCGGTCAGGTACGTGACTAAATAGATGCTCGTGTAAGATATGGAGTACATTCTCTACAATAAATCCCTTCGTGAGTGTACGAATAAATTCAATTGCCTGTAACTGCGAAGTGATAGGATTCGCATCCTGAATACTAGGAATGAGCGTATTCTCCATAGACATCGTATACGACGAGGATGTATCAGGAAGAATCATACGTACAATATCTTTATCGGATATAACACCTAGCGCACGAAACAGGGCGAACACTGGAATCGCCCCCTTCACAAACGGAATACTCACACGAATAACCCCTTCGTCGTTACTACGAGAAGCGTGTAGACGATAAATACCTACACGGCGTGTCTGCTTCGTCACGGGATGCTGGCAAATTACCGAGGCATACGTTGCAATCTTATCGTCCGTAGGAGGCTTCACCGAAATATAAATAGAATTAAACGCCTGCTCTTGGCGAGTAATCAGCACCTTCTCCGCCCCGTCAATGATAAAGTAACCACCCGCATCGTTACGGCATTCGCCCATCTCCATTAATAGCGACTTGGGCGCATTATACGTCGCACAGAGCTTTGAACGTAGTAAAATAGGAATATGAAACAGATTAAACTTCTCAAACTTGAGTTCACGGACGACTTTTGTATAATTACCGTCACTCGTTGGAGCCGTAAATGTAAGACGAATCAGGATATCAGCACGAAACGTAGACGAATAGGTAATATCACGAATACGGGCTTCATTCGGAAACATACGGCGAACGGTTGTACCAGTATCCAGTGTGATAATAGGCGCACCGACATCCAACGATAAATTTTCGGGTATATCTGCGAGTCCGCCAACAAAAATCTCCGTTTTATACTTATATATACCCTTCTCAGCATCAAGTGGCTCTTTCAAAATAGTAATAGGGTTCTCGGCGAGAATCAATTCGGGTAGTTCACGAAAGATAAACGCCTCGTACGATTGTATATGGTGTGTAGTAAGGAATGTATTAGGATTCGCATCAAAATAGCGTTGAAAAAGTTCCGGGGCATTGTCTGCGAGCGAAGGGGCTACGCCAGAGTCCGGTGGCTGACAGATACCTGGTTGCTGATTCATTCCTCTCTGTTTGTGTATAGACCTTTCCTTAGCCCAACTGCCGCCATTTGTATTGCGATCCCTGCTACGCAAGGAAAACAAAACACATCTTGTATTTAAAAGCTCTGGGATCTCTGTGTTCCAATCGCCAGCTGCGTTGAAATTGACGTCTGGGGTCCTGACGCCGCTGCTGCCGCATTGGCTGCCGCTGCCGCCGATGAGGGTGGCATCGCTGCGCCTGAAGAGACACCTACACCTGGTGCTACAAGTGGGTTAGGGTTGTAAGGTGTATTACCCGCCATTAATGTAAATGCCGTATTTATAGGTGTAATTATATCGGCTGGGATAATTGTACCATTTGAAATATAGTTCCAAGAGTGGGGAGCGGTCATATTCTCGGGTAACGGTGATCCAGGATAATTATTTGGTGTAGCACCTGTAACATCCGCATATGTCGTCTGTAACGAATTTGGGTAGACTGTGGCAAAGAAGGGGCGGCTGGTTCCCTCAATGTAATCACCACCACGCTGTCTACGGCTTCCTCGCTTCGCTTTGCGGTAGGTACGGCGGCTACGGCTACGGCTAGCAAACGCAAGACCACGGCGATTCGCTCGGCTATTTTTCTTACGATAATTACAGCGGCGTGTCTTACGGCGTAACTTTCTGTTTGCCATTCTACTTTATAGCCGGAAGTTAATTCTTTGTAGTTCCTGTTTCTCTAACAAGAAAAGCAAAGATGAAGGTAATTAGCTGCGTGACGCCGACGCAATAGCACCCGCCAAACCGCCCTGAGCACCCTGTTGTACATTACCACCGTGTCCGCTGCTCACACCTCCATTCGGTGCCGGTGCTGACGCAGAGTAAATCGCCGGACTCGTCTGCTTATTGAAATCGGCTGTAATATTACTAATCTGGTTCTGTGGTGCGATAGACATACCTGTACCCTTGCTCTGGTAGTCCCATGAACGTTCCTCAGGAGAAGGGGACGCGGGGTACTTACCAGGTACTTCGCCGCTGTATGCGGTGTATGCCATCTGGAATGGATTCGGGTAGACTGTAGAGAACGCAGGGCGGCTAATAGGATCTAAACTGGGCATCGCCGATCCTGTTACACTTGTATAGCCGCTACCGAGCCAGTTGGTCACATCTCCGAAAATATCGCCACCACGCTGCCGTCTACGCATAGTCTTACGCACCTTGCGGCTCTTACGTCCCTTACGATTACGGTTTGTACGACGACCGCCTACCTGGTTTGAGCCCATGTTTGCCGGAACAGTAGGCCAGAACTCGGTCTTATTACCGCAGCCCAGCGTCAACGAATCCTGAAAATATACATCCAAATCCCTGATTGAACCAGGGTCCGTATTCACCTCTACAGGAAAACGACCATAGACGCTAACATCTGCGCCGGGTGTCATTACATAGTTGAGTGGAGCAACACCGCCACGCTGTTTGCGTGCGCTGCGGCGGGACTTCTTATTGACCTTACGACCACGCGTAGATTTAGAACGCATTTCCCTATAATGTACAACGAAACTCTTTGCCGATTCTTCCGTTAGATTCGTTCCAAACAGCGCGTGCCACTTCTTTTGTAGTGCTTTTGTATCACTAGAATGCCTAGCAAAACTATCAAACGCTTTTAGTTTATGTTTAATATCTGCAATTGACCGTGTCATTGTAAAACAAGAGTCTCTTGATTTACATTGATATTATTAACGGATTATCCTCTACATATCAAGCGATCCGGTACGCATTAAACTCTTAATCCGGGAAGCAGCCGTCTTCGCTACGCTTGTGAGACCGCCACCAATGGTGGGAAGAGATGGAATTGGTGGCGCCGGACCGACCATAGACGAATTGTGCTGGCTGAAATACCAGAAGCCCACGAGTCCGAAGATGACCATCAAGATAACGATGCCTGATGCCGCATTACGGAGGGTGTATTTGAGTGTATTGCGTTCATACTGATCTACACCAAACTCGGAGCGATTAATCCACGCACCGATAACGAGCATAACACAGCACGCAATCAAAAAAGTTGGAGGAGCCAGTGTAGGAAATACGACGGCGGCTAAAATCACGGCAATAACACATAAGATTACTCCGCCCAGTTGGAGAGTACGAAGGGTAATCGGTGTCATTCTGTTATTTAATTAGATTTTCTCAATGAGATCAACATGTGTCAGTAGGGTCTTTTTACAGCAATAACGGGTCAGTTGAAGTTTATCAAAGACAACCGATTCCGGTGTCTTATCAATCTTCTTACCGTCAAAGCATGTTGGCTCAGCATAACCAGGACCCTTCATTTCACGAAGACTCTTTTGATAAAAGTTCCATTTATCCGCAAGCAACTTACCGCAATTCATACAACGTACCGGAATTAGCATATTTGGCAAAGACCTCTGATTATCCCGGGTATATTACGAACGACCTGTCAAATTTTATGACATCACGCGTTTAAATCGTGATAACCTAATCGTGGCACCAAGCATAAAGCGTAATGTCCTCCGTTATCAACCAGCGTGGACTCAACTACAGCATCGGCAACGGTCTACGAGCTGAATTCGGACGCGTGAATGCGCAGCTCACTCTCCTGGAAGAGCGCCTCAAGATTTTAGAAACAAAGACGGGACTACAGGGTCCTCCTGGTCCCCCTGGACCCCAGGGTCCCGCCGGTCCAGCCGGTCCTAAGGGCGACCAGGGTCCTGCCGGTGCTCCAGCTCCTGCTAGCTCGTAGTCAATTTCACGCCCTCCGAAGTATCCTTCCATCCCTGAATATCCAACAATCCGGAATGATGCTTTTGATGACAGCCTTCGCATAATACAACTAAGTTATTCTTAGTATTCTTATGCCTTCCTGGCGCAATGCGCCCCTCAGCATCAGCGGCAGCTTGCTGTATAATATGATGAACCTCTAATGTTGTTCCTCTGTGCGCATCGGCGCCACATACTTCACAACGGCTGACGACGACTGTCGGATTATACCGACTCGCATGGGCTTTGCCATCGGCGGTGAACATTCGCTTACGTAGGGCGGTGGCGAGTGCGAGGAATTCGGGATCCATATCCAGACCACGACAGACTTCCAGACCGTACATCGGTGATCCGGCACCGGCTCGCAGAGCTCGGTCATACACGAGAGCACCGCTTGTCGGGTCCAACCCCACGGATAAATGATACGACTGAATATTTGGATTGCTCATGATTTCTGGGATTTCGGACAATTCGTGTAAGTGTGTGGCAAAGAGGAAATGGGCGCGGCGTTTGACGAGGGTCTGAATACCGGCGGCAACAATGGCGGTCGCCGATGCGGTCTCTGTACCCGCACACAGCTCGTCGCCAATTACGAGCATTCTGGCGGCGGCGGACCGTAGAATACTGCGAAATTCCGTCATTTCCACGACAAACGATGACATGCCCGCCCAAAGATTGTCGTTGCCGAGAATACGTGTATAGAGACCGGTATAGGGAATGAGTTTCATGGCGGAGGCGGGAACGGGGCAGCCGATTTGTGCCATGAGGATGGCGAGACCGACCGCCTTGCCTAGGGACGATTTGCCGGCGGCGTTCACTCCGTAGAGCAGAAGACCGTTTTGGGTTGCCGCCGCGCCGGCGGCGTTTGTCGCAAAATTGCCAAACGCTAACGAATGAGGAATATAGGGTGTAGCGGTCCTGACCCGTTCAATAATTGGATGACGAAGTGCGGTAACCGTGAATCCCGCTGCCCCGTCGTCGCCCCCGTCGTCGTCGGCAGGCTCTACGTACTCAGGGCGAACATAACCGTATTCATCGGCAACAATAGCAAAGGCACATTCGCAATCAAATTCACTCACCCAACTGACCAGGCATTCAAGTACACCCGCTGACTGTGCGGCATGGGTCCAAGAGAGCCAATGCTCTCGCCATTGCGCGGTAGCAGCTGCCGTCCATTCCGCCCTTAAAGCGATTGCCGCCGTATTTAGCTCGCCCAGGCGTGTATTGGTTACAATGACCGCCGTTGTATTGGTTCCACGTTTTATACTATCAAATCCGCACGTTTTCTTAGTACCCTTAAAATATCCTTGTAGCGATGTAGCCCGTCGTTGGGTTGTCGTAAATGTAAACGGCGCGTCCTCCTTAATCGTCCAATTTATAGCCCCCTCTTCCTTCAACGTTGTCTCCCAACTTTGCTTGAGAACCAAGGCTTCAGTCTCTAACGCGGTCCATTGGTCCTCTAAGATATCAAGGGCGGGCTGTTGTCCTCGGAACCATGGGTGGAATGACCCGACCGCCGGCGCCGACCCACCGCCTCCCTCGCTGATTTGTCCACAACTTTGACGAATTCGTTCGGCGCTCCAAGTTGTCAATGTTTGGTTAATATGATCCAGAACCTGGACCTGAAGTTCAGCGGCTAAACCACACGGAGTCATCAGGGTGGCTACGAGCAAATCACGGCAATGTTCATACGTTGTGAGAAGACACAGGAGGTCTTGACACGTTCCCTTGCCCAGGGCGAATCGGCGGTACAAACGGGGCAAATCGTACATTCCTTTGAGATGACCCAGGTACGCCGATTTATCTTTGACCCCTCGCAACACTTCAATCCGTTCCTGGCGCGCGTTGAGCTCCTCGGCATCGGCAATCGGACTCAAACATCGCTCGCGGAGAAAACGCCGACCCATCGCCGTGGTCGCCCTCTGGAGCCAGTGAAGGAGAGACTCGTGGGCTCGCGCCGAATTTGGCGAAATCATGGCAAGTTGCTCCAATGCGGCATTTCCCAAAATGAGATAATCCGCCGCCTCCCAGATTGTATGAGTGCTCAGCCGTTGGAGGAACGAGGCGTTATGATCTCGGATAAATGAAAGAAGATGGAAGAGGGAGCGGCGGACCTGAGGGTGGCGGGTCAGATCCAAATGTTCCTCGACCGAAAGGGCGCTCGCCGGTTGGTAGAGCTCTTTGAAAAATTGGATACGCAGCCGATCCGCCGCCACTCCCAACTCCGCCTTGGAGTCCAAAATCCGTAAATGGAGGGGCGGACGCGGCTGTTTGCCTCCCAGTCCCAAAATCTGGCTCAAGACCGCTGAGTCAGGCGCCGGTTGGTCTGCCCCCGCAGACCACCAGACCACCGCCTCTGCCGGCGGATACATAGATAAAAACGGCTGAATCGCATCACAGACCACACGGTCATCAATGAGCGTCAAATGTGCCTCCGTGCTCACCGCCTCGCCAGTATTTATATTAAACGCCGAAATCGCCACATACCACCGCTGCTGTTGCCGAGCGGAGGCATCCTTCGGTTGATATTTATACGGCTCAATGTACATGCCGACCATAGATTGCTCCTCCGCACGAACGGTCAGCGCACCCTCCGCCTCAAAATACGTACCTGGGCTGCTAACATGGTCCACATCACGGCTCGTCACCTTATCCGCTCCGTCTTTTGTCTGAGTCACCACGACCACCGAATAGCCCGCCAGCACCAACATCCGTTCGTACTTCTCCAGCGCCGATTCAGGAAATCCCCAAAAAAGTTTTAGCCGCGCAGGGTCGCCCGTCGGTTTCGGCTCAGGCGCACATCCGCAAATTTCCACCAAGTCCCGCATATTCGTATTCGTGGCGCCCGTGGCGACCGTCTGACTATCGTACATTTCAAAAAATCGTCCAACCTGAAGCAGGACCGCTGTTTTTGGTCCATATTGTGCCACTCCTTCCTGATAATGTCTGAGGTACAGGCTCTCCATGGATTCACTATTCGCCGGTGCTCCTTTTTTCCTCGGTGGCATATCTGTATTGCTGGTGCGATTTCAGATATATTATTATATATACAAAATCGCTTTAAATTCGTTGCTCCAAAATATGCGGCATGTGACGGCGAGTGTACTTAAGAATCCCCTTCTCCCGCTTTGCCCCGTTATAATACGCACGGTACGAGGCGATAACGTCGCCCTCCCGCCGAAATTCTACGGGCATCGCCGGCGTCGGATCCCGCATCCACTTGGTCTTTGTTAGCAACCCAGGCGGCGGATTCTCCTCCAACCAATCCAAATGAACGAGCGAGGCGTGAGGTGTCTTACGCAACCAACGGAACATATGCTCTGCCACCAACTCCTTGGCGAGTGCAAGCAACCAGATGTAATGTGCCAAACTTTCGCGGACCCAGAGGGCACTCGGATGATTTTTGGAATGCGACTTATATCCACGATTGCCTGTGGTCTGACAAATCGGAGCAGAGGCTAGGATTGCTGCGGTGCCTCCGTTTTCGTGATTTGCCGTGTACAAGAGTTGCGTAGACTCTAGAATCATTTTGACTACGTGTTTATCGCAATGCCAACGGGCACACTGACGTGCTCGGCGGCTAAGGAAGAAAATATTCATTCAGAGATGCCTGTAATCCGGTCATTAGGACGCCTCACGGTTCTCAATTTTTTTCGGAGGCACGGTGCTCTGTACAATTAAATTGTCGCAAGGGTCCCCCCTTAGGGTCTTTTTAACTATATAATAGAATTATTTGACTTAAATAATTTTACTATAGGAAAGGTACTATAAATTTTAAAAGGGTGTCCCGACTAGTCCGCATTATGGAGGAGCATGTAATCCTTCAACATTGAACGCATCATCGGCTCCGGTGTTTTGCTACTTCCCGGCTTTAGGACCCCCTTGCGCAGCAAAGCACGTCGGACCTGCGCAATCGGCAACGCATCCACTTTCTCCTTGATACGACGTGCCGTTGCGCGCGATCCGGAGCGCACCGTAATGCTGATTTTCCGTTCCCGGAATTTGCGTGTTTTCGCAGAAACACCTCCGGATTGAGCATGTTTCGGCGGAGTAGAAATCACCAGCCGCTCCTTTTTACGCGTCGTCATAGCCGGTGCTCCCCCGCTTTTACGCTTGGTTGGCAGAATTTTGGGGGCACCGGGGGTGGACGCCGCTGTGTATAGGGAATTCTTCTTTCCCGCCAACTTTACAGTAGGATTCCCACTATAAACCTGAGCCCCGCCCTTCATTGGGGGTCCTACAGTGAGCCCTACGTCGGCTGCCGTCGGTCCGTATGCGGGAGTCACTTGTTTTACGACGTCGGGTGCCGTTTTAGTATTATCTGCCAACGGGACCCAGGCGTGTCCACGGGTGTCCACGGAGGGGACGGCGGCGGGTTCACCTGGTATGATAATTCCTGGTGGGGGAACGCCCTCCGCTGTCATAGTAGCAGTGACTTCGGCTTCGGAGCCCTTGACGTCGGAGGGCGCAAGGGCGCCACCCTTTACTCGTCGCTTTCTCGTCGTAGTCCGGGCAAGTTTCTTAACATCCTGTTCCATCAAGGTTACTTTCACCTCTTTTACATCAGACATTGGCAGCGACAGACTCTAAATATAACTTAGATATTATACAGTGCTGCGGGCGGGAGCGGACGGCGGCGGTTTAAAGATTCAACAAATTTGATTAACACCTCGGCGCTCACCTCGGACCTCAACCCGCTAGAATGGAGAACGCTTGGAAACAAATTCTAGACTTATACTTTGCTCAGCATGATAATCGGCAGATAATTTATCATCAGATTGCCTCGTTTAACCACTTTATGGATTTTGATGTTGTGGATACAATCTTACGATCGTGTCCGATTCGCGTGGTTGGCTCGCCAGATTTGACTCTCACGGGCACCACCCGTGCGGCGGCGGGTACGGCGGGCACCGCCATTCGAGTGACAGTGGAGGATACCACCGGCACCCCCACGGGCACGGCGCCGGCAACGGCGCTCCCTGGCGGCAAGGCTCCAGGTGGCGGTCCGCCCCGTGAAGTGGAAGTGATCGTCAAATTCCAAAATGTCAGCATCCGTAAGCCGACCATCTTTGAGAATAACGGTGCGCTCACCCCAATGTATCCGAACGATGCCCGCCTCCGCAACTTTACCTACGCCGCACCGGTCTATCTGGACATGGATGTGACCACCACCCTCACCGACCCTGGCAAGGGAACGAAGGAAACTCGGACACGGACCCTCACGCGCGTTCTTGCCGGCAAAATTCCCGTGATGGTCGGATCCAAATATTGCCTCCTGTCCGAGAGCCCTGAGAAACATCCGAGGGAACTCGGCGAGTGCTCGGCGGACCCGTTTGGATATTTCATCATTCAGGGCGGCGAGCGCATCATCCTCTCGCAGGAGCGAATGGCAGAAAACCGAATGTTCGTCTTTCGTAATAACAAGGCGAAACACAAGGAGGCGGAAATCATTGAATGTAAGTCCATCGGACCCGATAACGAAGGTGTTCCCAAGAATATCGCGGTCAAGATTATTTACAATCCGAAGTTGGCGACCGGTCCTGAACATATTCGTGTGACCCTGCCCCGTATCAAAGCCGAGTTGCCCCTGTTTATCATGTTTCGTGCCCTCGGTGTAGAATCGGATAAGGCGATTATTGAACTGATTATGGGCGATGTTCACAACGACTACGAAATGATCTTTCAGGAATGTATTATGGAGGCGGCGGATATTCGCGGCAAGCAGCCGGCACAGGATTATCTTCAGAAACATCTTGGCAGCGGTGGCGGCATCCGTGAGCAGCTCAGCGCCTCCACCCTCGCGACCTACAAGGCGCCGAGGGAGAAACTCATCTCGGAAATTCTGGCAGAAGAATTCCTGCCTCACATTGGCGGCGGCGACATGATGTATGAGAAGGCGTGCTTCCTCGCTGCGATGACCAAGAAAGTTCTGGATGTTTACCACAACAAGATCCCGTACGATGACCGAGACGGCTATCCGAATAAGAAGGTGGAGCATCCTGGCAATCTTCTTGGAAATCTCTTCCGTTTCTACTTTGGAACGAAGGTCATCAAGGATATGAAGTCAACGATTGTCAAGGAAATTCACAACGGGTCTTGGAAGGCGAGCGGCAAGTTTGAAAATATCATCAACACCACGAATGTTTACAAAATCCTGAAAACGACAATTGTGGAGGTCGGCATGAAATCGTCCCTCGCAACGGGCAATTTCGCCTCGGGCAAAATGGGTACGAAGACCGGCATCAGTCAGGTGATGAATCGTCTCACGTTCTTGAGTGGTATCAGTCATCTTCGCCGTCTGAGCACGCCGATAGAGAAAACGGGCAAACTCATTCCTCCCCGCAAACTTCACAACAGCCAGTACGGCTTCATTTGTCCCGCCGAGACGCCTGAAGGTCATTCGGTCGGTGTGGTGAAGAATCTGGCATCAACGGCAAACATCACCCTTCCCTCTTCGCCCAATCCGGTCCTCAAGGTCCTGTACGATGAACTCAAGATGAAACATCTGGCAGAAACGACCGCAATTGAACGCCGTGATCTTCTGAGAGTATTTATCAACGGAGCTTGGGTGGGAACTTTGGGCGGCAGTGCCGAGGCATTCCGTTCGGTCCAGGCACTCGTGACCGCCAAGCGTGCCGGTCGTGTTCATCCGTACACCAGCATTGTCTACAAGCCGAGCCCGAATGAAGTTTGGGTGAATACGGAGGGTGGTCGTCTCGTCCGCCCGCTCTTCATCGGCGAAACGATTCGCGAAGTCCTCTCAACCGGTTGTCAGAAGCCGTGGGAGGTCTGCGGATCTTGGAATGACCTGATGCGCTGGGTCAGCCCTGGCGGCAATCATCTGATTGAATTCGTAGATGCTGGTGAATCCGAGAATTTGTACATTGCAAAAACTCTCGGCACCCTGGATTCCGAACATACTCATTTGGAAATTCATCCGTCGGTGATTATTGGAACGATGGGCTCAAATATTCCGTTCCCCGACCACAACCAATCACCGCGAAATTCTTACCAGGCGGCGATGGGCAAGCAGGCAATGGGTGTGTATGCCCTCAACTTTACGGAGCGCTTGGATACGATGAGCAACTTGCTCTGCTACACCGCTCGTCCGCTGGTCTCACCGTATATGAGCAAGTACTACCGTGCCCAGGATATGCCGTCGGGCTACAATATTATCGTCGCAATTATGACGTACGGAGGCTACAATCAGGAAGATTCGGTCATGATTAATCGTGCGGCGTTGGACCGCGGACTCTTCCGTTCCATCTTCTACCGAACGTACAAGGACGAGGAGAAGAAGAATCAGGCGAGCGGCGAGGAGGAGCGATTCTGTAAACCGGACCCCAGCCTTACCAAACACATCAAGTTGGCAAATTACGAAAAGTTGGGCGCGGACGGAATTATTCCTGAAAACACCTACGTGGACAATGATGATATTCTCATTGGCAAAGTTGTGCCCATTCGGCTCAGGGCGGTGGAGGGTGCGATGGCGGCGGGAGTCTCACATTCGTCCCTGGCGAGCATGTCGGCGGCGGCAGCCGCGGCGGCGGTGGAGGCGGTGGGCGGCAAGCGTTACCGAGATGCCTCCAAGATGCTCCGCAATAACGAGACCGGTTTTGTGGATAAGATTTATCGCGGACGGAACGGCGAGGGATTCTCGTTTGTCAAGATTCGTGTGCGGTCCGAGCGCATTCCAACAATTGGTGATAAGTTCTGTAGCCGTCACGGACAAAAAGGAACGGTGGGAATGATTTTGGAGCCCGAAGATATGCCTCAAACGGCAAACGGAATCGTGCCCGACATTATCATTAATCCTCATTGTATCCCGTCCCGCATGACGATTGCACATTTAATGGAAACGCTCATGGGACGGGTGGGATGCGAAATTGGCGCAGTGGGCGACGGCAGCCCATTCACCGATGTGAGCGTGGACGGACTCTCCAAAATGCTCCGTGATGACCTTGGACTTGAGCCGCATACGAATGAAGTAATGTATTGTGGAACAACGGGTAAGCAGATGAAGACGAGTATCTTTATGGGTCCAATCTTCTATCAGCGTCTCAAGCACATGGTGGAAGACAAGATCCATTCCAGATCTTCGGGTCCACTCGTGATGTTGACCCGCCAGCCGGCGGAAGGACGAGCCCGCGATGGCGGTCTGCGATTCGGCGAGATGGAACGTGATTGTATGGTTGCCCACGGTGCCTCCGAATTCCTCAAAGAGATTATGATGGAAAAATCGGATAACTTCCAATGTTTCGTCTGTAAGTCGTGCGGTCTCCTGGGTCAAGTGAATCCGAAGGCAGGAATCTTCAAATGTACCTCGTGTGATGCCGTCACCGATTTCGCCCAGATTCGCGTTCCCTACGCCTATAAGCTCTTCTTACAGGAGTTGGAATCGATGTCCATCTGTTCACGAATTTTGCCCGATTCCCGTCTGCGGGCGATTGCGAACGAGGCGGCTCTCATGCCTGAGCAGGCGGCAGCGGTCAAGTCGGTACTCTAATCCTCACGCAGGTCAAACGCTAATTCTGTAAATCCCTCTGGGGCAGTTTTTTCTGCCGAAATGACATCCCGTGCCCAGGACCCAATCAGGGGCGACTCGCCGTGAAAGTCCCCTCCACCCCGTCCGTTCCCCTCACAGGTCAAAAGTGGCAGAGGATGAATCTGACTCCCTTGGACCCCCTTGGGAACTTTAGACTTATCCACAAACTGTCGCTTCGTATGATTCACTAGAAACGGATACGCATCGGTATGTTTGATGGCAGAATGAAGCGCTAAATCGTTGCGCTCGTGACAAATCAAATGTAGATTTTTGCCGAGTCCCGGCTCCGCATCGGCGTAATCGCCGCACCAGACAACGCGCGACTTATGATGCCGACCCTCAGGTGTAAGCTCTGCCTCAAATGTTTCAACGCCCTCATTCCCCAGATACGAATGTTCCATCAGTTTTATCCCCAAACCAGGCACCATCCAAACCCGAATCCAGCCGTTGACGTCCAAAATGACCGCATAGTAGTATTGTCCCATTTGTTATGCTTACTTTCTAAGGTTAACAAATAGTTTTCAATTTTTGTCAGAAATCCAGGTTATTTACGACCGAGAGTAAATGCGGCGAGTCCGGCGAAGAGGGCGGCGAACAGAACGCCGGCGAGAACTTTTGACTGTCCCGATCCGCCACGGAATCCTTCCACTTTGTTGTCCGCTGCGTATTCATCGGCGCTCACCCACGAATCAAAAATCCAATGACTCGCTGCGGGCTTTCCGTCACCGCCACGGATTATATTTTCTTTAGAGGGGTCAATCCACCATTCACCGGTTACCTGACTTTGGATATTTCCTTGTAAGTCGCCAACCGGCAGGGTCACCTTGCGACAACGGGCGTAACCACTGTTGATTACAGCATTAAACATTGGTGCGGGATTGAGGGCTTTTCCTGCGTCTTCAAACATACCGGGTGCTAAGCCACGAAGATGAACGCCGAGAGTATTTTGAATTTCGTCACCGAGACGACCAGGGATTCCGTGGGGCGTAGTATCCACGTATTCGTACATATCCTGACCATTCGAACATGTTGCTCCTGAGTTGGTGAAAAATCGCAGACCCATCGGAGTCTGGGTTTGACCCTCGCCTTTCGCAAATCCGGTTGTTTCACCGTATCCGATGACGTCCGAGTAGTAATCTACACCGGCAATAGCACCTTTGATTCCGCCCCATGAGCCGTCGCCAAAATTTACACCGATGTCACCTGGAGTCTTGATTTCGGAGGAGTAATCGTATTTTGGTCCCAAAATAGTCGTCATGTTTGGCGTATATTGTGTGACCTTTGTCTGTAATTGCTGAAGAGCATCCATCTGCCCCGCTTCTTACTTTGGTGGCTTATTTTCGTACGGCGGTAAAGGCGACGAGACCGATGAAGAGGGTGGCGAAGAGAACGCCGGCGGTGAGCTGCGAGCCCCCAACCGGTCCTGAGCGAAAATCCTCAATGACATTTCCTTTTGCGTCCTTTATCGGATACTTTTTTTGCGTTTTATCGTATTCATCGCCAGAAATCCACTTATCAAAGACCCAGTGGGTGGCGTAATATTTGCCGTCACCCCCTTTCGTGAGTTTTTCCTTGGATGCGTCAATCCACGGACGAGTCACATTCGGATTTTTAGAGCGTAAATTTCCCTGCGCATCGCCGACGGGAGCGGTCATCTGTTTACATTGCGGAAAGCCCGAGCCGATGGCGGCGGAGAAGAACGGGGCGGGATTGAGCGCATCGGCGGCGTCGTTGATAATTCCTGGCGCCAATCCTTGGAGCCGAATTCCGCCCATCTGTTGGGCAAGTTTATCGCCGAGCGGACCAGGAATTCCTTCGGGCACCGTGCTCACGTATTCGTACATACTCGCTCCGTTACTACATGCCGCCCCCATCTTCGCATCGGCAACTTTAAGAAAGAAGTTGAGACCCATCGGCGATTGCGACATTCCGCCCTGGTCGGCAGACAACCCAACGGACTGCCCGTAGCCAAGCGCACCGGCGTAATAATCTACGCCGGCGGCGGCTCGTCCAATTCCCTCCAGCGAACCATCGCCAGCGTGGATGCCGATATCAGTTGGAGACTTGAGCTCGCCTGAATAATCGTAGACGGGTCCAATGAGTGCGCTGGCGTCGGGCAGATAGTTCATCACCGCCGTCGGCTGCTTGAATATAGTATTAAACTGGTTTGAAGCCGATGTCACTCCGCCGGCAATATTATTTAAGCCGCCCTGAATATCCATTCTCCTTACTTGGGGCGATTGAAATTACTTTCGTAGCGATGTGAACGCGACGAGTCCGAGAAACAACCCAGCAAATAATACACCTGCGCTAAATTGTGAGGAATTCAGGTTTGGCGAGAATCCCTCGGTACCCATGTCTTGAAGTGCCGCTTTGAACATATTGGCGGTCGGTTTTGGTGGAATGGATGGATCCGGCGGTGTATTCTGGTCGGGGATATCATCGGATGTATAGAGCCGTCCCATTTGTTTCAACTGCTTTTGCGTCCAGTAGTATTCGTCCTGGCTGATCCATTTATCAAAGACCCAGCGACGCATATGCGGCTGCGGTCCGCCTGGTACATAGACATTTGGATTTGGCGCCAGAGGTTTATAATAGACTTTATCGGCGGCGGGGTCTACCCAGACATTGGGGACTAACTCTGGCGGGTCATCACTGCCGGTAGGGTCGGCGTTGTAAATCGGTTTGGGGAAACGAGAGGCAAGTTGACCGTCGGCATTTCCAACCGGCGCTTCCATCAATTTACATTTTGGATAGCCGGTGCCCATAACGGCATTTAGAATCGGCACGGGATTCATCGCCTCAAACGAATCTTGGAGAGCACCTGGGGCAAGACCTTGTAAGTTGGCGCCGAGTTTTTCTTTAAGCCCGCCCCCCATACCCCCTGGTAGCCCTGAGGGAATCGTTGACATATATTGGTACATATCGGCACCGTTAGAGCAAGTTTGTCCGGTATTAAAGAAATAGTTGAGACCGAGAGGCGATTGGGGGAAGTCGGGTCCGTTGCCCATAATACTTTTGGTCGGCGTACCGAATGCCATCGTATCAACATAGTACTGGACACCGGCGACGTTTCTATATACCTGGTCGGGTCCACTAAAGATATCACCATCCCGTTTGATACCAATCTCTGAGGGGTACATCATTTCGTTGGAAAAATCGTAATAGGGACCGAGCGCCGTCAGCCCTGTTTCTCTTGTCGTAGCCGACATCCTTATAAGGTCGTGTGGTTTTATCCGGCTGCGTTCTGCGGATAAAGATAAAAAATGAAGAGTCCCCAGAATCACTCTTTATTCTACAACTTATTCGTTGTACGATGTCTTCACTTTTATTTCCGGGCGTATCATCGTGTATTAAAACGAGCAGCGAAGATGTAGATATCTTTGGTGGTGCGGATTGGACCAAAGCGGTGGAACAGTTTGCGGAGGAGCCACCTGCGCCCACGGACATGGTGGATGGATTTCATTGCGAAGACTGTGATACAGGTTTATGGATTCAGACACATAATGAAGAGGTGATTTGTACAAAATGCGGAAATCACATGGGGTTTCAATTGGACTCATCGGCGGAGTATCGGTGGTTTGGGTCTGAGGACCGTAGTCCGGATCCGACGCGGGTCGGCAATCCTCTCAATCCGCTTCTCCCAGAATCGTCTTTGGGTACGCGAATTCTGACCCGACCCGGTGATTCCAAGGCGATGCGACGTATTCGTCAGTACCACTTGTGGAATATTATGCCGTATCGTGAGCGCACACTTTGGACGATTTTCGAAATGCTTCAGGTGCGGGCGAATAACGCAGGTGTGTCTATGGCAATTGTGGAAGAGACTAAGCAGTTATATGCGCAGGTGAGCACTCGTTGTATTTGCCGAGGTCAGCAGAAAGACGCACTGCTGGCAGCGTGCCTGTTTGAAAGCCTGAAGCGCCATGATACGCCTCGTCGTCCGGTGGAAATCGCTGAAATCTTTCAGATTGACGCGAAACTGATTACACGGGGTGTGAAGCAGTTTTCGGGTCTCCTGGAGGAGCATTTACACACTACGCCGGCGGCGGAAAAGAAGGTAGAAACGCCCTCAACCCATTTTCGGCATTATTTGGAGCCGGCAATTTATAAACTGGAAACGCCTCGGCTGCTTCATAATCAGATTGTAGAGTTAGCCACGAAGATTGGCAATATGATTGATGAATTGGGCGTTTGCCCTGAAACGACGCCGTCCTCCTTGGCGGCATCGGCGCTGGCTCTGGCGTGCGAGCGAATGGGGCTGGATAAGACGAACGCTGAAGTGGCGAAAGTCTGTAGTATTTCGGTGGCAACGCTTCATAAGTGTTTGAAGCGTATTGAATCGTGGCGTGGCGTGTTATTTCCTGCTAGCGCCGAAAAGTCATCACCCTAAATAGAATGGGAGGTCAAGTCTCCGTGCCTCAGAGTGCGAAACCAGAGGATTTGGAAAGATATGGTACTTTTAAGTTGCGCCAGTCTCAGAAGTTCTCCCTAAATGTATTGTCGGACCTTGTGACAATGTTGATGTCGGACAATAATCTTTTTGATTTATCGGAAATGCTTTCATCTGACAAGGGTTGTCAGTCGCTTATAATTATAATTAAAAATAAGTTGGAAAAGGAATTTACGACACTACAGTTCCCGGACACACTTAAGAGTGGAGAGTTTACACCGGTTGGGTTTGGATCTGAGCAAAAGTATAAGGCATTAGCCGCAAGTGATAAAGACCGCAGCATCTACTGTGGACAATTTGCGTTTTTCATTGTGCGATTGATATTGCTTCTGTCGGCACTTGTGGCGAGCGTTGCGTTTCAACCCGATATGTATAAGGATTTACAAATAAATCAGCTAGATGTAAAATCCACAGGTATTAATGAGCGTTATAAAAATTTGGTGGACCAGTCTGTGCGGGGCGACCATGTACCGTCTGATATTATATCGGTGTTTACGACGAATGGTACTTTGAAAAAGATTCCGAATGATATGCGTCAATTATACTATTTTGGAACACAGGATTCTGTTGTTATTGATATGGAAAAGGGTATAGTATATAATTCTCAGAGTACAACGGATACGGGTGTATTAAGAATTAGTATTCACGGATCGGCATACGCACCGGCAGCATCTGGACCTTTTGTTCCGCCGGCGCCAACTCCTCCTGCTTTTGCTCCTGCTTTTGCTCCTGCTCCTGCTCCTGTACCAGCCCCAGTCCAAGCCCCCGTGCCGACCCAAGCACCAGTCTCCGTACCAGCTAAACCGCAAGTCTATCCCCCTCCCCCGCTATCCAACGCACCATCAAATGTGAGTGGAAATTATAGACGACTTCCACTTGCACGTAATAGTAATATAGTAAGCACTGCAAGCGGTGCCAGCCGTACGTCTCGTAAACGCAAGGGACGCCGCACAACTCGTCGCCGTGCTCACCGTGGTGGTGCCGTTCTCTTCCGCGTAATTCTCAGTTCAGTCCTCTGTCCTGAAGGGGGCACCTGCGAAATATCCCAGTTTGACATGGACGAGTACGGCAATACATATGCGGTAGGCACTACAGTGAATCCTAGCTCGTTTGCCGACCGTGTAAACCCAATCCTAAACCGCCAGCCTAAGAGATATTTGTTAGAAAACCCAGGTGTCCGTGCGACCATGGCAAAGAGCAAGTTTGCTCCGTTTACAAAACTAGACGCCTCAACGTATGAAGTTCTAATCAACTATCAAAATGCTATTGCGGGAAGAGGTCAACAGAAGGAAGATGTTACATCCCCAGCAATTTACCGTGCCTTTTTACTTGCGACGGGACTCGTAGAAGATAGATTGGATACATTGTTTTGCAATGATACTTGGCGGGGAGTAATGACATCTACAGTTCCCTATTCTCTCTTACAGTCTCTATACTATGATGAAAACGGCGGAACTAAGAGTGCGGAGGCGGACGATGAACTTCGTGCTGTATCGGCGGGCTTTTTGAAATCGGATATCGCCCGTCCATATGTCCCGAACAGTGCTATATCACCAAAGGAATTTTCACAATTGGCGTTTATTGAGCCGAAGACAATAGCACCGGCGTTTTGCGGAACGGTCACCACGGGTGTACGTTCAACAAACATTGAAGGACAGAAAAATGTGTTGACGAAGGGTCATCAGACCATACATGGGCTATATGATGCGCATTTACAGAATGTTGTAAAATTTATTCGTAAGATTCTTTCACTCAAGGAGGGCGGATATAAACAGCGTCATATTATTCGCCTCAATCCTGTGTTTGTTACAAATACAAAGGGCGCACAGGCGGCATTAGATGCTCTCATTAAAGAGGGGCGTGCTCTCATTGCGGACCACTACCTTGCTGTAGAAACTACGTATAAAAAAGCAATTCAGGATATGAATAATTTAGGACGAGGTGTATCAACCAGCAATGCCGAGTCAGGCAAATCTACATATGTATCGGCAAATACACCATTGCCTCCCCGATTTTCTAAGAATGTGCTTGAACGTGGGTCTGGATTCCCTGAGACTGTCTAAGAACCGGTGGGTGGCGGTGGCGGTGTTTCAGGAAACTTGTGCATTCTAATTTCACACGAAATCTCCCAGAGCTCTTCTATAGTTTTTACAAGAGCCCGGCGGTCAAACTCAATATGATCATCAAAGAACATCTTTCCGAGGCGGTGGGATAGAACGCTCAGAACCATATGAGCGCCGAGAAGTTCGTCTTTGGACATGTCCCGCATTATATCCTCAACGTGAGCCTGAATTCCATACATACGAATACTACCAGTATCCTCCTGATTGACCATTGCCTGCTGGACTTGGGCGAGTTGCGCAAGTTCGGCGTCGGTAAACGGGGGCGGGGAGTCCATTCTAACTCAACCAAGTCGCCATATTTTAGACCGATAGAGTAGGAAATGTCATCGCTGCGTAATCGTCTCGCCAATGCCAGCCGGCGGGTAGCACGTTCGCTCAAGAGCGGCGTCTGTATGGGAACGAAGCGTATTCGTAACAGTAATATTGGAACGGCGTGCGGTAAGTTCCAGCGCTTCAAGGACATTTTAGACGATTATAGGGGCGATGTGTATGCGTCTCAACTTGTACGAAATATAGATGGTGCTCGTCGGTTATTTGAAATTGTTATTACAAAGCCTTATAATCCTGTAAATGAAACAGGAGAGCAGTATATAACTCGTATTCAGGGATTTATTGACCAGGCAAAGGGTCAGAGAGATCAGTTTCTGCGTGATATTGCGTTTCTTCCTCCCACGGCGGAGTATGGACAGGTCAAAGAGGAACTCCATTATTTTGTATTGTTTATGTTCAATTATTACATTGATAAACTCAGCCAACTTATACCAATCGGTATTACAAATAACAACGTAAGACTCAATTGGGAGGGGCGTTCGGCGTCAAACGCATCCCTTGAATCTACAATAACAAATAACCTATCTCGTAAAAATAGTAATGTCTCGTTATCCGTCGGTGAATGGTATCCACGAAAGCCTTCAAATGAGATAGCCAATTGGAAGGGCGGCAAGCACCGAACCCGTAAACACCGCCGTCGTAATTAGGCAACTCGTCCACCCATTTGTTTATAAACCTCTGTGAGCGAATCAAACGGAATCTTATTCGCTTCGCATAATTCACGGATACGCATTTTTCCGTTATAATGGCATACCCAAAATCCGGCGGTGAACATTACCTTTTTTCCGTAGACACGAATCTCTTCGGCTAGAAGTTGACCAGTCGTTGGCGGTACCTTAAAATCGGTATCTATATCGTCCAATTCTTCGTAGCAGCGTTGTTTCTCACCCTGCTGTACAAATCGGCAGACCGTGCCCGATAAATCCTTATATACGAGAATAGTTTCTATCCACGTATAATAGTCACAACCCATTTTTCTAAAGAGGGAGATTTTATATTTCATCGCGGACCGCCATAATTTCACAGGCACCGAACACCGGCGGCATATAGTTATAGATGTGCCACGAGTGGACACCGCTGCGACCGTAGCGCCAGGGTGCCGCCCAATCGGGGCGTGCCTCGCCGCCCATATATCCACTTGACGCAAACAGCAGAGAATCTTTGTAGCCGGCGCCAATAGATTCTAGAACGGGACGGAATCCACGGGTGCCGGTGTTGGGTTTGAGTTTACCGCTGACCAAATAGCCACACCAGACCACTTCAAAAATCCGTTCGTCGCCAGGAATCGCCCGCCGCCGAGTATTAACTACGACAACAACTTTACGTAACTCTGCTTCTATATCGGGACGCTTCTTCGTAATCCAGACGTCTATATGTTCGGACCGATTTATCGGTTTTGTAGACACGATTTGGGGCGGCGGATTGCCTTCACCCTCATTCATCATCCACTTACGAAATGACCGCTGCCACATGTCGCTAAACTGTATCCACTCCATTTTCTCGCAGCTGACCGAGCCAACAAAGTCTTTGGTCCGTGCCATAGCATACGTATCAGTTCGTAGGGCGGTGCTAAAAAACGGCATAGACGCAGTTTCACGTGCCCAAAGATGTGCTACGGGTATTTTCGACGACGTCCAACAATCCATCATTCCAATCATATAGCCGGCAATACCACGCGAACGCCACGACTTTTCCAAACAGAGCCCCTCAATGACTCGCATAGCACCGTGGTTGAGCATTGCCCCCGTAGAAAATTCGGTGTCTGAGCCCGAAAACGGCGTACTCACGATCGTAGCTACGAGGTTTCCCCCGCCGTCAAACGCTCCTAACACGACTATGGATGGGTCTTTCAAATATGCCGACACCCACGCCGGCTGGGCGTCCATGTACCAGTCGTCACCGCCGTAGGAGGCGGTCCAAAATGCCGACAACGTACCTACATCATCTATTGTTAGACGTACAGGAGGTGATAGCCCCTCGGGTGTTTTCGGCTCCGCAGGAGGCTTTATCCGCAAAAAACTCCGCTGGGTGTGGTTGGTGAACCAAGTGTCAATCCAACGGGGTGCGGCGGACGTTTTTGACCAAAAGGGCATCTTACTCAAATAACACCCACTGTCCTTATATCACCACACGGCACTGGGGGCATTTGCGCTCACGGTCCCTCGCCGCCTTCAAACACGGCGTACAGTAGACGTGACCGCAGTGCGTCATCACAATTGTTTCGGCGGTCACCGCATCGTAGCAGATGGGACAGGTAATAGGTTTTTCAAGTGCCAACGACATTTCTAGATGCTGTTTAGCGATGTGCGGCGCAATGTCTACGGGGGCGGTGAGGACGGGTTCGGCAGCGATGCGCCGAGGGGGCGGGACAGCCGCTACTGCGGGTGGTGCTGTATGCGAGCCAAAACGGGTGAATCGTGCGACACGAACCGCCTCACGAAACGCGTCAAACAACAGTTGGTTATTGAGATCACTGGCAAAGTGAAACGGGACCATATTCGATGTTATAGCCGTGCTTTGATTCATACTTAGGACGGAAATATTGTTAACAAGCATAGTACGGTGTGTATCACATAGATGGTCGTGTGAAGAGCCAGAGACAGAGCTCGCACTCGTACACTGAACATTTTGGCTAGACGGAATCGCGTAGCATGTTTGCGTTGTATCCGTTTCTAGATTGAGCAGTTCGTGGAGTTTGCGAGATGCCACCTCTTTACATTTCTGCGTCATGAGGTCTTTGTTGTATTTATCGTTTTCGGTCTTCACACGGGTCTTGAGAAGCGCTTCCTCTTGTTTCGCATTCGCATACTCTCGTTCGGTTCCTGGGGTCGGCGTAATCGTCATCAGGGCAAATGCCGTGCTGGTTCGGTCTGCCGCCTTCGTTAGTGCGGACATGTTGTCTGCTAGACGTGCCTCCTCTTTCGCCGTATCTACGGCGATGCGGGTACGATGGATTCCGCACACACCCTTGCCGGCGACTAAAGCCTCTTTTTCGCACGGTAAGTAATTTGTTTTGATTGCTTTACACTTTGGCATACTATCCTATTGTCCACCTCCGCTAGCCTCCGTCATTTTTTCTAAGTCCTGTCCGCCCTACCCCGCCCGCCCTACCCCGCCTGCCCTACCCCGCCCTAAAAATTGACCTCCGCCCCCGCCCCGCCCAAAACCACCAGCCCTCCTAGGATGACCACCCCCAGCCCTATTCTTCCAACAAATTCGCCGCTTTTCCTCTCCTCTAGTCCTACGACCTCACAGATGCCTACATTTATGTTAGACACCCAGGCGGCACCAAAGAATCCGAATCGGTGTAATCATGCTGACTGTAAAGTCAAACTAATGCTGAGTGATATGGCATGTAAGTGCGGATATCGGTTTTGTGGCAAACATCGGTACGCAGAAGAGCATCGGTGCTCTTTTGACTACCGACAGGCAGGTACAAAGAATCTCTCCACTTCCCTCGTAAAGTGTGTAGCATCGTCACTCAAAGAGGTTATTTAGCGTACAAAGCAGAATAGGTACTGATACTCATAGCCGATTGGCGTGAGGTCAATGAACTGTTTGTAGGTGAAGCCGTTCGCTTCCACTTCGGCGACCACTTCATCCATCTTGGGCATACGGAGATGGTGGATTTGGCGACGCATTTTTTTACTATCCTTGAAGCGGAACTCCTCACGGAACTCGCCACGATTGTCGTCTAAGGTGAAATCGGCTTCGTATTCAAACTTATCAAAGGTGACCTTGCTCCGGGTGACACGTTCCTTGGCGTATTTTTGTACGCTGAAAGCGACAAAGGGGGAGGCGGATTCTAAAATTGGGTCAAACTTCTCACGATTCACCAGGTGAATCACGAGACAACCGCCAGGCTGTAGCCAGTTAAAGATATTACGGAATACTTGGTCTTTGTCACGTAGATAATAATAGGTAAAATAGTACAGGGTGGCGAGATTGAACTCTCCAGCCGCGAATGAGCCGATGTTTTCCGCTTCTTTCACTCGGTAGTCGTTTTTAGGGAACTTCTTACGGGCAATAGAGACCATCGCATCCGAGGCGTCCATACCGACGACCTTGCCGACTCCCTCTTTACGGAATTCCTCTACATCCCCGCCGGTACCACAGCCAATGTCCAGGACCTCAATTGTTTTCGCTTCGGGTCGGTAGCCCTTCGCCCAAATGAGGGTGAGACCGACCTCCTGTTGCTGGCGCACGCTGCCGTCCACAATTGTATCGTAGATTTTGGAGTAGAATGTATCATAGAGTGTTTCATTTCCTAGAACTACAATGTTCGCTTCGGGCGAATCGTCGGGATTCGCAAATGCTTCTATATCGTCTAGTTCAGTTCGGCGATTTCCTACCATCATCCACCGAATATAGAGATAGTTCGCCAGGAGTATAGAGATAATCACCACCAAAACTACTTGGATAGTATCAAGAGCATCTATGCCGCCACCAAACCACTTGCTGGTCATTCCTATTAGATGTTCTCAAATTACGCCATGCCAGTGCGTACGCAATTCGCCGCTAGATTTCGCAACTTACTATAAGATATGGAGCCGAAAGCTACAAATAAACATACGCTGTGCGGATATGCGTGGGGAGATGTTGTCAATTCGCTGGTGAAGGCGATTGGGGCAGGTGATATGGTACGCTCCCAGCGTTGGGCAGCAGAGCTTGTATGCTCTGAGCAGGGTCTGGGGAAATTGGAGGCGGCGCTGCTCAATGCGTGGGCGACCCATGTGGCATCCAATAATCCGGCATGGTGTATGCAGTGGGTTCATTCGGCGACGCAAATACGTGCGCTGTGGGCAAGAAGTGGCGAATCTACGAAGGCGATACGAAATACGCCGCAGGTACGACAGCACGTAGCCGAAGCGGTTACATCCCTGGTGTTATCGGAAAAGAAGCAGTTGCCGAAATTGCCGACGGCGGAGGACTGTTTTCGTGACGCCGAGGCGATGCGTACCCGATTTCGGACAGGTCAGGGGGTGGTAGATCAATTGAGTTGCCGGCGAACCTGGGCGGCGGGTATTGAAAGCAATGACTTGCGAATGATTGGCAACGAGTTTGAGGCGGCGTGTCGTGCTACGAATCTTAATCGCGCACTTTTTTGGGTGATTTGGTTCATTACACTGGATAGCCAGACAGAGCAGCCAACGGTGAAAGAGCGTGGACCGAGCTACCTGACCCCCAAACAACGAAAGAGTGTATTATGGTTTTTGGTTGATGTGATGAAGGATTTGGCGAATGATGTAGCGTTTTTGTCTACAGATGAACGGGCGGGTATTTTTAATTCCGTGGCGATGATGTGGAATAAGTTGGGAGCGAAGGGTCGACGGGATTGCCTGGCATCTCTAACAATGATGTTATGTGAGCATATCGCCCGCCGATCTACGCCGCGACTCACGGCGGGACCGAATATTCCGTCGTATGACGCGATTAAGTCGCAGAATTCGGGCATTGATAATGTGTATACGGCAATAGCGGAAGAGGCGCGTAAGTTTATGTTAGAGGCGCCGAAGATTAATGGGTTGGTGGAGGATGCGGCGGCGAAGGCGGCGGCGAAGTTGTCGGCGGTGGATAAGATGGCGTTGGCGTACGCACTCCTTTCGGGAGCGGGCGGTAAAAAATAAATGACCCGCCACGCTAGAATGGCGGCACAGATTACAACAAAGCCGGTTTTTAATCCGAAGATTACGCAATTTTTGGAGAGTATGAAATCTTCATTTTCGGGGGTGGCGTCTGGAGTACGGTCGTATACGATTGATATCCCAGACTCTGGATTTCCGTGGTGGGGACTTCTGGCGATTTCGGTTCTAGCAATTGCCGTCGTCGCCTGGTTTATAAACTATCGTATGTATCTGGAGACGCCGTATAATATTGCGCGAATTATTCGTGATAATGTGAAGGCGGCGGACCATTATAGCGTGGACAATCCGAGCCGCAAGGGATTGGCGGATTTGTATAACAGTCTCGTGAGCCAGGGCTACGCAGAGGAGAATCTAGGATTTACAAATTTCTACGTGAGCACGGTGAATGCGTCGGGTATTTTCTTCCCTTCGGTCAACGGCGTAGTGGCAACAGATGCCGTAAAATTGGCGGTGGACGGCGGTGCGCGGGCGTTCGTCTTTGATATATGGCCGGATGTAGAGCCAGGGGGCGATTTTGGACCGACGATTCAGGTGATTGAGGCGGGTAGTATGTGGCGCCGTACCACACTCAATGCGCTGCCGTTCGTGCTAGTTCTTCAAACCCTTGTTGCCGAAGCACTTCAAACGCCAACCAATCCCGGTCATCAAGACCCGCTTATACTCTATTTACGTTTCCGCGGCAACCCTCGGGCGGTGACGTTTGATAAGACCGCCGACGCACTTCAATCGGTCATTACGCCGTATCGTATGGATTTGGCGTTCAATAATTGCCGTGGCGCCGACCGTCTCTTCAAGGTGCCGATTGACCAGCTCTTTTCCAAAGTAGTCGTCGTATCAAATGTTCGAGGCTCAGGACGGTTTATGGATTTCGTCAATTTCTCTACAAAAGACGGTATCCAGTTGGAGTATCCTGCGGGACAATTACAGACGATTTCGGGGGACCAGGCGGCGGAGGCGAAGAAGAAGATTTTGATGAATCCGACATTTGTCGCACCGCTGAGCGAGGACCCGTTGGCGGCGTCAAACGACTATTCGGTGAGTGCGGCGCAGGCGTTGGGCATTCATTTTGTAGCCGTGAATTTCTGGGGCGGTGCCAAAGATGCGACTCTCAAATCGTATATGAATATGTTTGAAACGTATAGTTTTGCGTTGAAACCGGCGGCACTCCAATACACTATTACACATTTGGAGCCTCCTAAGATGCCACCGAACTACGATTGGGGTGATCATACAACGGGACAGGCGGGCAAGCCACGAACACCACCGGATATTAAGCCTCCAGTGTAAAAACTCGCAAAATTTGACAACATTGTTTGTAATTCTCAAATTGTAAACAATGTTTCGCCGATTCTTTCGTATATTCGCAACAACGGAGCCTTCGCTGCTAGGGCGATGGTCGCTTACAGATATGAAAAAGAATAATATTAAGATTGATTGGGCAAATGTTGACCATTGTGGCACTTGTAGTTATGAACCAATCAAGAAAGAGAATGATGAAAAGAAAATAGTTGTGGTCAAACCAATGACAAAGTGATTGCGGACTCTATTTCGTCTAATTTATAGGTACGAATGCCGGTCCACCACTGGTGAGTTCCGCACATTGTACGAATGAAACAGAATTCTCCAAAAAATGCTGTAGACTCCTCTAAGTCTGGCGTTTTGAAGTGTAGTTTTTGAACGGCGTCACTGATAAAACAATCTTGTGCTTTTTGAATTGGAAAATTCAAAGAACACACATGCTTCATTAGAGAGCGTTTGCGGTATGAGAGTCCGCCGCCACCAGGCGCAGTAGGCATCCACGGCCATTTGGATGCGATATAGTCGTAATTCGTCAAGTTAGGCGGTAGAGGTTTGGTCAAATAGGTATCGGTCTCCATCATGAGCAAGTGCTCTTCAAAGAACATATCCCAGAAATGGTCCTGTTGGAGAACTGTATTATACTCGGTTTTTCCCTCTTCGGGCGTGCCGATGCCTTTAAAAAACGGAATGATTCGCACCGACTCTGCTTGCTTGCCCACACAGGCTCTCACAAACTCTTGGTTCGTATCACTACAAATGACGGTTATACTCCATCCGCGGGCGTAGTAGGCGGCGTTTTGTAGACAGAATTTGAGATTAGGATGACAGCGACGTTCAACGAGGACAACGGTTTTATCCACATATTTTGGAATTGTACATGTATCCCAATGCTTTTGGAATTCTGCCCCGTAAATACGATTGAGCGCACCGAATATGTGAGGCTCTAAGTCCATTCGGCAAGTATGTAGAAACTCGCCCTCGGTTTTGTATTTACGAGAGGCTATCTCTTTGAAAGCATTGAATATAACTAAAGTTTCGTCATATTTGACAGACATTCTGTATAATATGATGAAAGAACGGTTTAGATTAACGGTGTCTTCGTGTAGCCCGCTTTTTACGAAAAGTTTTACGCTTGCGAGTCGCAGGTGTCGCAACGGTATTAGTACTACGTGGTAGTTTACATTGTGCGTCGGTTGCTTCAACAAAGAATGGCTCGTTCACGTCTATCGCTATGGTTTCGTTCTCTCCACCACGCTGTCTGCGGCGAGTACGACGACCACCTGACTGAACGTAAAATCTACGATTAAAGCGATTTTTATAGATGTTGTAGATTTTTTCAAAATGAGTGATATCTTCGTCTGTAATTTCAGGATATTGAGTTGCTTTTTCTTTCAACGTTTTAATAATAAAAGCAACCTCTTGCGGATGAATTTGCGCATCACAGACTGGAAAGTTCCAACACATACCGAAACGTTCATCCTTGTAACCAGCGTTTTGTCGTTCTAGTAATTCAAAGAAGTTCTTTACACTGATATACTCACCTTCATGTCTATTAATTTCGCCGTTTCTTTTCTTATGTTTAAATTGAAGAACAGGTCGTTCATCTTCTAAACTGGTTACATTATAACCTTCTTCTAAAATATCTGGAAGTAGAATATCAGCACCTGAACCAATATTGTATGGAATATTTGGGTATATTAAATTATTGTTATTGTTCGTTTCAGGAATAGGAGCGGGTTGAATAGGAAATTCACTCGTAGGAAGATTAAATCGCTTTTCGGCAAGTAGGGTTTCCAATCGTGCCTTCTCTTCTGGAGTAATATTGAGGACCGAATCCCAAACTTGAGTTATCATTTGATGTTTGGCGTCTTTTAATGTCATTTGACCCGCCTGAGGCATAAGTTCTTTCGCAACGGAACGGATTTTTTGGAAACGCATGAATTTTTCTAAAAGCATACCACCCCCGTAGGGTATACAGTCGTTAGAGAAAGGGTTGGCGCCACGACCAGGAACAATTAAATCGGTACGAGGACCGTCGGCGGGTCCAAGGGCGTGATGGGCGGGAACAATTTCATTAAAACCAGGTCGGCGGTGATCTTGACAAATTCGTCCGCATAAAGTACACCACCAGATATTATTGAATCTATCTTTGTATTTATTGTATAAATCTTGGGAATAAGGAGTTTGTAAATCTGGGCACTTATGATGCATATACATACATCCATCTTCACGGCGCACATATGACAAGCATACAGGGCAACAGGAGAAATTCTTCGCTTCATTCGGCTCATCGGAAAAAATAGCTTCCATAAGTGATAAATCGGATTGAGTAAATCCACGCCACATAGGTTCTCCTTCCTCTTTATTAAACCAGGCTTTGAACTCCTTGGGACCTAAGATATAATGAATTTCGCTTAGTGTAAGTTTTTTCCCGCAATCTTTCCAATAGCAAGGAATATTATCTTTAGGGAATTTTTTGTATCGTCGCAAATGTTTTTTTAACATATCAGCCGAAATACCGGCATTTAGCGGATGAGCATGAATGTCGTATACTCGGCTCCACGAATCAGAGAATTGTAAAGGACGCTCATTGATTCGTATACTTTTATTCACAAGTTCGTTAAGATAAAGATTAATAACATCTGGGGTCATGTATAAACTTCTTAAACTATAATCACGGTCATCAAAAATTTGTAAAAGTCCTTTATGTTTATAATAAAATGTTCCAAGTGTAAAACCGCTATTTACTTTTCGTTGAATCATAATATCTCTATCATAATTTCTATAGTTCAAAGGAATCATTTGATTTTCTAAAAATTTATTCATAGCTAAATGGAAACTTAATTGAGGTTGATTTTTCCAATTGATGTCTGGATAAAACGATTTCATAAAGAGAACTGCCAGCGCTTCCCTGTTTCGCTCGTTTTCATAATCTTCAGAGTCGTATCCAGTATCTTGATAGTTTTCCCAAAATCGTTTTGTTAAAATTGTTTTATAACCATATTTCTTTTTGGTGACAATATGTAAACCGGCTTCATTTTCAGATGTAAAATAAGGAAAGTTTTGTGCTAACGGAACAAATATATTATTTGATGGAGTCTGCGAGTCAGGAATTGAGGGATTATATTTTACAATTGCGCTAAATGGCAGATTATACGATTGAGAGAGCCATTTTGTAGCAACTGACGCATACCATTTGTTCCAGAATTCAGGTTTATTTTTACGTGATCTAAAACGATTCTCTCCTTTTTTACAAAAGTAGTCATCGGTTGGCAAAAGTTCAAAATTTTCCGCCATTCCCTCAACTGAAATGGAGAATCCACGCTTCATATATTTTTGTAAGCGAGTACGGATAAATTTATTACCTCTCATGAGTGATATAACATAATCAGACTGGAGTGTACCCTTCTTTTCACGAATATGCTGCGGGTGAGTGGCATAAACCTTTACTCCATTGTACCAAATCTGGCATATTGTCAAATCAAAATTTGTTACAACTTGTTGGACGCTACGACGGTGACGTACCGACATAACATCTATCTCTTTAATTGCGCCGACGCCGATTGCGGGTAAAACTTTGAATGTATGGACGCGACGAATTCCGTTTTTACGAAGGAACGATTCGCAGTAATTACTAGCGGGCAATACTTTAACGTCTGCTGCGTCACGGTCACTAATAATTGGAGTTTCTTCATTCGTAAAAAGTCCGTCAATCAATCGGGGAGTGCTGCGGACAGGCGCATAAATATCAAGGTCGTTCACTTCGGGCGCAAAAGATGATGTATTTCTTCCTGGTAATTTCTCAACATTCCACGGAGAGACAGCACGTAAGATGGAACCACCAGCAATTACAGCACCGGTCTCTTGGAGCAATGCGTCCAAAGCAGCCATTTTACCCGCTCCTAACTTTTCAGAAAGCATAGCACGAACGGGCTCTACCCATTCGGCTATCTCTTCAAAGGAGGCAACGGCAGGCAAAGTATCTTGAACCGCCGGTACGGGTACAGGTGGTGCAACAATCATAGACATCCTTATTAAAACCGAATATTTTTAGAATTTATTTCTTGACGGAAGTGATATACCATAAATCCGATGTAAGCGAAGAATTCGACAAATACGCATAGGGAATGAAGCCGTATCCGCCTGCGCCCCAACCGCTACCCCAACTATTTCGGAAGATAAACCACTGATGGGCGTCGTCGTAGCCGACGGCAACCACGGCGTGTCCGCCGAGTATATAATCGTGCGAAGAAGGCATTGGTATGATACCGGTCGCCGTTGCCGAATTACTTTCAAACGACGAATAGACCGTAAATCCGAAGACGAAGGGATAGCCTTGGGACAACGCCTGCTTCATCGTCGCCAGCACAGGTGGTATATTTTGTGCTGTAATTACTTTGTCAGAAAGCGCAGCCGTATAACAAGCCGTCGTAGGTTTTGTAGCATATTTATTGATGAGATACGGCCAGAGCGATTCGGCACAAACACCGTACGTTTTAAGAGCGGTAATACCATCGTGTAGATAGGCACCGGCATCGTATTTAACATCATTTTCAATAACCCGCTCATTATAGTATAAGAAGAGACGTGAGCCGGTAAATCCAGGGGCATCAAATGCGAACGCTCCACAGAGTGCGTTGGCGGTACAACTACCGAGGGCACCCTGATCATAGACAGCGGGGAACCGAGAGCGTAAATCTACGGAGGCAGAAAGGGTTGGCGGTGCCGCAGGTAGACTTACATAGCTTAGAGTCTCTGTTGGAACACGAGTTACTTTGAGATTATAGAGATACTTGCCGCCGTTTGGGTTCAACGCAGCGATTCTACTCAGACGAATAGGACGTGGCACTCTTGAAAGTGGACCAGATGTGACTATTGCTGTAGTTGGTGTTGGTGTTTGTGCCGGTGCCGATACAGCCGCACCGGTTTCAGCAAGAATAGATGGTACGGGAAATGAAGCAGGAGTCACACGAGGTGGAGGACGGATAGGATTAGATGGTTTATTATTAATAGACGGAGGCGGAACAATGCCATGACGAGCAGCACGATCAGTCGCTATTTTAAGAATCCAATCTGGAATCGGAGTACCTGTACTCATTATATTTGGGCAAAAGAAAAAAACCTACAATATAGGTAAATGTCGTTCATCTATACGACTTATAAACCCCATCATTACAACGCCATAGAAAAATTAGGTAGTGAGACATTTGATACTACATACGAAGACGAATTCCGTACCGCACTGAGAGATACCGACCCAGAATCCATTGTTGTGCTCAACCGCCGACAAGTGATAGGGTTCGCACTACTTAGGCATACACGTCTGTTTCGGCATCTGGACGCCATAGAACTTGCCTATTTAGTTGTCCACCCCGATTTTCAAGGGCAAAAAATTGGCTCAACTCTGTTACAAAAAGTAAAAGAGATGAGCGACGCAGTCGTATTAGAAGTGAGTTACGATAATCCAAACGCCGAGCGTCTGTATAAACGCCAAGGATTTGAACCGTGGCGGCATCTTTATACAAAGGCAAACGGAGGATATTTAATGGGCTGGTCTAAACAGCGGCACGAACGGATCCTTCGGCTAAGGTCACATCAATCTCCACCACAGGATGGAACAGAGGCTCCGTTGACGACCCATCGCCCGTAAAACGATAGCAGGCGTAGCCGCCGTTTTCGGTGGAGTTGAGTTCGCAATCCACCGCCGACTTCTTCATAACGTCCAAAATGGAATCGCTCAGTTTCTTCTTGGACATTAACAGGCGAAAAATAGACTGATCCGTTGTATCAGCACCGTCAATATTTACAATTGTCTCGTCGACCAGGCGCTCTTTGATTTGACGGTCCGCAAATTTCATCACGTAGGTGAAAATATCCACGGTACGCTCCTCAGGCGGTAAGTCCATGTGCGAGCAAATACGAATCGCACGACCCTTCACCTGGTCAAGACGGACGTAGTTCCAGTAGGGCTCCATAATGTGGACCTGGCGGACATTGGCAAGCGAGATACCCTCGGCACCCGATTGGGTAATCATAATCACCTTAATAATCTCACCGTGAAGATTGCTCTCGGAACCCGTGAGTTCTTTGACCTGTGCCGCTAACGTGCCTGGTACGCGACCCCATTTGCCGTTGAAAATCGCCAACATGATGTTACGCTTCGCACGCTCTTCATCGCCGGTATACGTAACATAGCGCAGCCCTGAGCCCGCGCCGGCGGCAATCGTTTCAGGCGACAGCGCCCAGTCGCCGCTTGCCGTTTTTACAATGTCAAACTTCGTATATTTTTGTTGGAATTCCAGGGCAACCGAAAAGAGACCGACACCCTCAAGGGTTTTGAAATTGGAATACACCAGGGCGGGTCCCTGGGACAGCATCAAACGGTCCAGAATCGCCTGGAATTTGGGAGAAATGGTTGGAAGTGCCTGAGGTGAAAAGTATTCGGCAGCGCGGCTACGTAACATCGCAACGGCGGACGTGAGTGCTTCGGCGTAGGTAGCAGGAGGTAAGGCGTTTGCGGTATTTTCGGCGACACCGGCGGCAGCCGCGGTCTCTTCGGCGTCCGTTGGTGTGCCGGCGGCGTCCTCGCTGGTCATTTCGGCACGCTCGGCGGCTTCATCCACCGCTTCGGCGACTTTCTCCACCTCGGTCACCTCGTCTTCGGAGTTGAGCACTTCATCGTCGGTCACGACGGTCTCCTTCTTTCGTCCAATCATTTTGAGAACATCGCGATAATCGGCGGGAATAGGACGTTCGTAATCGGCGGGAAATACGAAGTTACAGGCGGCACGTGAGAAAATCTTGAACGTTGAGTTGATATTTTTAGAGATTTGGGCATACGTACTATCGGTGCCGGGCTTCTTCTCCTTACGAGCACGTACCTCTTTATCTATTTCGGGTTTACGCTGCTCGGTATATTTTTTGAGTTGTAGGTCGCTCATATCCAACATAACGACCTCGTCGCGATTGACGGTCGCCATCAAGTCCGCCTTGCCGCCCTTGTAGTAGGAAATGAGTCCAGAAAGGCGAGCCATGAGCGGTAATTGGAGACGTGGCTTAATGACCAATTGTTCGGTGTCAACGAAGAGTTCACGGAACGGTTTTTCGGTATCTGGTAGACGGGGGACCGATTTGTAAGTGACGGCGGCGAATGAGGTAACACCGGCGGATGCGAGGTCCGCCTTGACGCGTTCAAACCACGCCTCCACATTGCGCTCACGATTCACCTCATCGCTCATCTGGGCAACCGCTTCGTGACGAATGAAACCGCGGAATGCGCCGGTTTCGGGGTCAATCACTTTACGGCAGCCGCTGGGTACGGGCGTAATACGGATAGTAGAGGCAGAGATTTCGGGGCGGGGTATCACTTCGGCGAAATCCACTTCAGGGTGGGCGTCCAACAGTCGTTTAATCTGGACACGCTTATCCAAACCGGATGTATTCACTTCTACCATACGAGTATCACCGGCGAGTACATTCGCCAGAATCGCCACTTCTTGTGGGAAGTTGATAATAGGTGTCGCCGATAGGGCAATAATTTTACAACCGACGGCGCCCGCAAGCATACGATACAGTAAATACGAAATACGGTACTTTTTGCCGACCGAGCAGAATTTAGGCATATATTGGACGAGGTCACGGGGTTCGTCCTTGTAGGTTAGATCCAGTGCCGAGTTATTAATTGTACGAATCAAGTTATGGACCTCTTCTATTACAATGGTCGCACCGTCAAACATTGTAGGGTGATTACACGCCCAATCACGCACAGTACGCTCTAACAAACCGTTGTAGTGGATGAACTGAATACGGTAGTCCATATGGGCGACGATTTGTTCGGTAATCGCACGACGGTCATCGGGCGACAATGAATCAAAATTGGGCTTTTTGGCGCGTGCGGGATCGGGTACCCAGCCGCCGCCACGTTTACTCACCCAGCCCACCGGCAGACCTACAACTTTTGTTAGAAAGCTTAGTTCGGCAGAGGGTACCTTAGGATTCGCAACGGGGAGAAATGTCCAGTAGTTGTTTGTACGAAAGACGAATGGTCCGCATTTTGTGATTTCATCACGGTAGTTAGGAGAGAGAGTTGCGGGTGTCATTACATAGACCGGTTTCTGACCGGCTTGCCAGAGTGCTTCCAAGCCGGCGATAGAGGTACATGTCTTACCTGAGCCGAGACCGTGATAGACAAGAACACCACGGTAGGGCGAGGGTCGTTGAATGTAATCACGGACAAATTGCTGATAGGCAAACGCTTTTACCTGGGTTTTGGAGGCAGCAGCCGCCTCTGCGCACGCATTCGGATTTGGTACGGAAGAAATAGGAGGAAGTTGATAACGACGGTACGATTGGATGATGAAGTTTTTGAAAGCACGACGATTGGCGGGCATAAAAGCGTCTGGTGCGACTTTGACTTCGCTTTTATCGGTCTTTTCGGTGAGACGTGCTGAGAGTTCGATAAGAGCGTCGGATGGTGGGGGTGCGGCAGTGACTGCGGGTGTAGAAGTAGCGGCAACAGCAGGCACAGGCTCTTTGGAGACAGATGTCGCAGCCGTACGAGGTGCTCTTGGTTTTGCCGTTGTAGCCGCAGTAGGAACAGTAGAAACAGTCACCGCAGCAGGAGTTGTAGCAGGAGCAGCAGTAGGTACAATATCGGCGGTTCCACCAGGTGCCCCGCTCACTCCGACGCCGGTGCCTATTTCGGTAGCCGCCATTTCAGCTGGCGCCGCCGCAGTAAGAGATTCCTGTAATTCATATATGGATGGAGGTGGGTCGGCTTTACGAATCTTCGCAGCTGCGATAGGAGATACAAACCGGGGTGGACCCCTTGGTCCATTAGGACCCCTTGGTCCATTAGGACCTCTTGGTTTACCAGCAGACGACATAGTATATCCTTAACTTATTTCATTAAAATAAAACCAGAGATATGACTAGGATGGAGAGGAAGCCGTTAGAACGTAAAAATAGTGCTATATTTGATATGAATGCTGCAGTATCTCAATCACCGGCAATGGTGGGACAATCGCCTACAGCGCCGACCCAAAATCTAGATTTACGAAAAAGTTATGGTACGAATTGGACGAAAGCGAATGTATCCGTGCTCTTTGAGTGGGTCACCATTGCGGCATATAATATACGATGTTTGGAACTAGCAATCGTGTATTATCGTAGAAAAATCCGTGCGAACACAATCTTAGGTCTTGTTTTATCGACATTATCAGGAACGATTGCCTCGGCTCAAGCCGGTTTTCCGAATAGTGTTACAATAAATCTTACTATAATTTTGAATACACTCTTTATTATTATGAGTTTTAGCATAGCAATTATGACAGGTTACATTAAAATTTATCAAATTCAAGAAAATCTAGAATCAAATATTAAGGCAAAACAAGAATGGATTTCATTCAGTGCCGATATAGCATCAGAACTTCAACTACCAGTTGAACTTCGTAAAGACGCATTGTGGATGATTATCAAAAATAAAGGTACGTATCTTGATTTACTCAAAACAAATCTAGAAATACCAGAATATATTACAAAACAGGCACAAATTGATTTAAAAACGGAGACGAAATTGAATATGGATGTCAGTAGTCTTCCGCGAATTCTTATTGATATTGGTGTTCAAGAAATGCGGGATATTAGTATTGATGTGAAAGAGGATCGTATTAGTTCCGTTGCGAAGAAACAGTTAACACATTTTGTGACGCAGCCTCCCAATGCAAAAGCGTGGACGAAAACGTCAAAATTAGAGTCTATTTTGGAATCCAATACCCACGAATTGGAGAATGAGATGGAGAATACACCAGAGAAACCGAGTGAATCCTCACTTGGCAGTGTAAAAAGCAACCATCAAATCGTTACAATAGATATGAACGATTCGCCTACTCATCCTCATTTAGAAGTACGCCCAGCTTGACAAGGGCACGACGACTCGCCTCCTGCTCGGCGACCTTCTTATTACGGGCTACAGCAGTAGCAACGACAGAGCCATCGGGTGCCAACACTCCCATGGTGAACGTACGGTCGTGAAGCGGTCCCTCCACGAGCACTTCTTTGTACTTGGGCGGCGAATGATAGGTTGCCTGATAATATTTGAGAAGTTGGTCTTTGAAGTTATTATCTTCACTAATCAATGCCACAAAGTCTACCTGGGTTTCAAACAAGTTGATGAGCCAGGTGCGGACGCGCATAAATGCTGCGCCAGGATTTTGGTCCACGAGGTCTAGATACATCGCACCGCACCATGCCTCCAACATGCTGCCGAGGATGCGGAGATTGTGGCGACCGTTACAAACGTCCTCTACGTGGCGGCTGAGGACAATCCAGCGTTGGAAGCCGATTTTGAGGGCGAGCTCACCGAGTTGTTTGTTATTGACGAGCCGCGTTCGCAGGCGCGTGAGGAAGCCCTCGTCCTGGTCTGGGTAGCGCTCGTGGAGATAGAGGGCAATCACGCAACCGAGCAGCGAATCGCCGACGAATTCAATCGCTTCATTGTCCGCTTCGGCGAGCGGCATACATCCTTCGGGCTTAGGGGCAACGATGACGGGTTCACCGGCGTCTTTGCCGCTCGTGACGGGTCCTTCGGGTCGGTCCACGTAGGAGCTGTGAATACAGGCTTGACGGAAGAGGTCCCAGCGGCGGGGTTTCTCTTTGATGCCGTAGGCACGAAGGATAGCAAGAATCTCAGCATCCGGTATGCGCCGGTTAGTGAGATTCCAGGGATTGTAGACTTTTGGCTCGTCGGATGCCGCCATAACGACGAGATGGGGTGAGGAGGGTTCACTCATATTGATATGTCTACTTATTACGCCGAGACTTTAGGCGGTTCATTTTTCTTGTCTTTACCACCGCCGCTCCCTTGCGTCGCCGTGTACTACCGCCGCCCTTCTTCTTCATCAAGTAATAGGCACCGATGGCGAGCGGCACGGGACCGACGGGACCTTCTACGATGCTTTCAGCGACGCCAAACATTCCTTTACTGCTCCAGGCATACGCAAAGAAACCGGGCTCGCGGGTTTTTATATAGTAGTACAATCCGCCGCTTACATTGAATATTGACGAGGTGTCGTCCCAGCAGGCGGGCACGCTTTTACCGAGAGTGACCGCACCGAGACCCTGTAACATGCGACCGCCCCGTTCATCGCGCATATATTTTTGGATATCTCGGCAGCGGCATAAGATAGGAACGCCGTCTACCGATTCGGGCGGCGTAAAGGCTTGACCACCGATAAACGATTTTGTAAACTGTTTACGGTAAGGTCCCCATACCTCACCGGGATAACCGGGCAAAGAGAAGGCGTATTTTAAATTATTATCGTTCTCAAACTGTGGAATCGTGTTGCCGAGCGGTTTTTTGACAACATCAGGACCCGATACGATGGGGTCGGTCGCCCAACGGTAGCCGGTTTTGATGTCGCTGACCCAGTGACCGACAGCCGCCGGCTCATTCTGCTGCTTTTTGAGGTTTGCCTCTATACTACTGGCGGACTGTCCCATCCCTTACTATGTGCTGCCATATATTTCCGCCCGTAAGTCTTTGTTAAGCCAATCGTCGTACGAGCCCGCATCAAACTCGTAAATAATATCAATAAGTGAGTCCTTATCTGCCTTGTTAAAAAACGCAGAATTATGCTCAAGTAGAGGTTTAATCACCTCCTTGCGATGTGCGTTGAGACGAATGCCGTCTCCATACATATAAAGAGACTTATTCCCATCTGCGTCCAATACAACAATATGTAAGCCATAATACTGCCGCGATTCGTACGTGGTTTCAATATATACAATATCACCGACCAGTATACTCGCATCCGTTTTAACTTTTTTAATCATAGCATTTTGATAGTATTCGTGAAGTTCACGGAAACGATGCTTACGTAACGCCTCGCACCATACGCCGGCAGCGAACCGTTTACCTTGAATCTCCGCCGCCAAAGGTTCATATTTACTCAAAAAGTACTCTTTGGGTTTCATCTCGTGAGCTTTCGCCTCCATGCGGAATAGGGCAAACATCTCATTTATGTGGTTCTTATATTGATATAAGTCGGATTCGTCTCCAAGTGCGTGGTAGACCGATTGCGTATGAGCGGTGAATTTACGTTCGCCAAATGTCGGCAATGTAAATGTAAACGTAGTCATATAAATCTAACAGTATAGAGTAATATAAAGTTTAGACCGCTGTAGTCTACGGTATTTATATAGTAAATTTTCTGTTGGGTTCAAGTAAGGCGTATAATGGCGGCTCAGCAGCAACAGCAGCCCGACTATTGGTCAATGACGAATAAAGAACTTATTATAATGTGTAAGAAATTCAGCATTCACCGATGGAGCGGGAAACGTAAAAAGGATTTGATTGCGATGATAAAAGCGGCGATTCCACCGCCTTCGTCGCTAGCACCAATCCAAGAAGAGCCGCACCCTCATGCGCCGACTCCCGTACCTACGCCGCTACCAACCCGACCACATTCACCAGAGCCGTATGAATTTCTAGACGAAACACTCCTTGAGTACGCAAATAGGGCACGGGCGTTCTTGCCGAAATCACCTACAAACGAAGATGAGCCGCCTCAGGATCAAGAATGGAGCGCCGTCCAGACAACACCGGCAACGGAGGGACCAATTGTCCGCTTGCCGGTAGGAATGGCGGCAATGTCGGCAGCCGACATTGACATGAGTTTACACATTGAATTTTGAGTTGCGGCGGCGAGAGCCGTTACGGCGGCACCACCGAGTCCAGGAATCGTAGAGAGCATCGCTACAAAAATACGCTCGGGCGTCTTATTGTCCGCCTTTTTGATGTGGACCGCTTCGGTATAGACGGCAGCCGCCCCTGCGGCGGTTTCCGCCAGACCGCCACGAAAGACGGCAGGGTCGGCAGCGAGCATCTTCGCAATCCGGCGCACAAACGACATTGTTTCGTCTACTTTGCTCACCTGGAACACTGGCATCGTATAGCGGAATTGGAGGCGTACGAGCGTTTGTTGGAGGTGGACTTCGGTGAAGGAGCCACGGCACCACGAATTGGACAAGTTCGGTGTCCAGTACGGTGCCTCTACGATGTAGCCCACGCTGGTTCCGAGTCCGCGTTGGGCGAGCAGGCGCGTCCGCTGCTCCCGATAACGTCCATCCTTTTGTGAGGAACCCAGGTCGTCCACTCGCTTCCGTTCAAGTGTGACGAGCGGGGCACCACTGATATCCTTCAGGTAAAATGAGATATCCCCGATATCGAGGTTCCGCTTTTCCGCAATCCAGCCTTCATTGCCGCTCATATCGGTGTAGGGCGCACATAAAGCCCAGAGATCTGTCTCCCGTGTATCAATGACAACCCGAATCATTTGATTATTTCTTCTGTCCTCAACTCTCTGCGGTTGTTTAAATGAAAGTTTTTCTTTGTAAAGAGTGGGCGGAAGGAACTGGATGAATAGGGAGCGTCATATAGGGCTGGGGTCGGACTGGCAAAATATGGAGATGTATCTCATATATAAATGGCATAGGGATGCCATTTATAAATATATATAATGAATCCGTTCTATAAATATTAATAGTCTTTATTCGGGTTAATCCGCCTTCTCTCTCTCTAGGGGGCATCCTCCGCTTGGATTTTCCGACGGAATAAAGAATAATAATAAAATTACCGCATCTTTGCGGTTCACTCTTTCTGTTTCCTTGTTTCAACTTTCCATTCTATGGAAAACTGAAATAAATAGTATAGATTTAACGGCGTTCTCGCTTCGCTTGGCGAGTAGAACGCCTCTTATTCGCTTTACGTGACTTGCGCGACTTACGTACTTTACGTCCTCGGCGGCGCAACGTTTTACGCATAAAAAATGGCGGGGTGGTCCGCATCGCGGGCACCACACGGCGAGCCACCGTACCGGCGGGTAGAATATACGACGGATCGTCCAGACGGGCGTTAATATCTTCAACAAGTCCACCGCCGTTTTGTGCCATTACTACATCTTCATCATAAATAAAGAATTGGCGGGCTCCACCAGGTGACTGGTCGTTCATACTAGCAAGTGGAGCACGTAAGTAGCCTACGCCGAATTGAACGGGTATCCACTGGTCTTCTTCATATTCTGTATCAGGATCTTGACTAAAGCCTACTGTCCTACGTTTGTATACAAGATCCCCGTTTACTCTATTATTTAGTTTATTCATTACATGTACAATATAATCCTCAAAACGGTTACCATTTTTGAAATAGTAGTATTTTCCTTCAACAATATTGGGAAAATCTACCTCATGATAGTGCTCTAAATTGCCCCACTGAGGGCTATTGGGAGCATGGTTCACTGCGTCTTCCTTATCCATTCCTATTTATGCTATAGTTTAATACCACGCTTTTGTCGCCGCTGTCGGCGCAAACATACGCTCTAGGTCAGGCGTCCATTTACGGAAATCGTTGTATTCCCAGATACGATTGCTGTCCTTGTCGACGACACCACCCTTGTCAAAGAAGGGGTCATTACGCATTTGGTCGCTAATCTGGATGGACGCTTTGGGGTCACGGGGCTGATCGCCTAGACCGGCAGTCGTGGCAAGTCCAATCGTCTTCGCATCCTCAAAGCGCTCCTTACGTGTCTTTGGGATGAGTTCGGTGACCGCATACTGACCTTCATCGGTCTTGGTGATGACCGGTACCCAGTTCGGATCATTTTCGTATAACTTATTGACCATATTTGCCACCTGCTCGGTTTCGGAATCTATAACGTGCTCGGAGATATCAGTAGGGCGGTAGGAAGCGAGAATCTTCTGCTCACGCATGTTTTCCGCTTCTACATCGGGAGGCATTACGTTCTTGCCGTCTACAGTGTTGAAGAAAGCGCCAGACTTAGGGTCTTTCCAGTAGTTATCCATCCGTCCTGCTATGAATGTATCTTCTTTTTCTGCGCGCTCTTCGGAATTGAACGGCAGGTTCGCCCAATCTAGATTGTACTTCTCCATCAATTCATTCTTGGATTGTTTGGAAATTGTATTACGGGCTTGGTCTTCCGTCTGGAAGACACGAGTGTATTCGTAGTCATCAATATCATTGATAGGTGTCTTGGCAGAGGTCTCTTCGCCGTTTGCCGCCGTGTTGAGAACATCGCGGGTGGTGCCCTCAAGGTCAAACGATTTAGGGGAGCCGGCACCGACACCCTGTCCGCCGATGAGACCGAAGACGGGCTCACGGTCATCGGTCACCTTGGGAGGAATACACTGGGAGCCGTTGGAATAGAGTCCGTTGAGGTACGTGATATAGTCGGACATTGTGTAGAAGGTTTGACCACTGGGAACGACGGAAATACGACCGTCGGGACCACGAACGGCAGCGGTAGGGCATCCCTGAGCCCGCTCACCGAGAATACCGTTTGAACGGTCATCTGCCGCCTTGTTCGCCTTTGCGATGTCATCGGCATCCGTAAACGCTTCGGCAATTAACTTAAAATTTGTACGAAGCACAATGATGGCGAGCATCACCGCGCCAACCACGATGAGTAGAATAAAATTTGCCGGCACCTTCATTCTAGTCCCTCTTATTCTGGTATAACGAATTTATTCGTACTAGGTAGAATGTTCCCTCGTAACCAGCGCGGACGATTTCTACCCCGCAAGGAGGTCGTTGCGGTAGAAGCACCATCGGAGCCCGCTCTAACACCTTTGTCTTTGGTGGAAACCCCTAAGAATAACAAGCCCTCGCCGCTTCTAGATGTACGTAACGAGGAGCAGATACCCGAACTTCGCCAATTGATTCTCAACGGTCCGACAATCTACGTACTCATTCATGCCGACTGGTGCGGTCATTGCCACCGTTATATGCCGAAGTTCAAGGAGATTGCGAAGACGCCGGGGCGTGTTGCGAATATGGCGGCGGTCCATCATGATATGGTGGAGAAGGTTCCAGAGCTTAAGAATGCGAAGATTACTGGCTATCCTAGCGTCGTCAAGGTGACTCCAAGCGGCGAAGTTGAGGACTATAAGGTTCCTGGTACTCCAGAAACGACCAATGTCGTACCACAGATGAACGACCCGAAGGTGATGAAGGAACTAGTAAAGGCGGTAGAAACGGCACAGCCAAACGCCAAGATTCCCGGTCCACAGGGAACATTGCTCAGTAATAAGAATTTCATCAAGAAGAATGCACAGATTACGGAGAATACACCACAGGCGGGCGGTGCTGCGGGATCGGTCATCAGTGCGTTTATGGGTGCGCTCAATAAGGCGGGACCGGCGGCACTTCTCCTCCTAGGAAGCAGCTTGCTGCCAAAGCGTGGCAAGACGTATAAGTCGCCAAAGCGTAATAGCCGTCGTGCGTCTACTCGTCGCAACGCACGTAGCACTCGTAAACACTAAAAAATTGAAAATTATCCTGCCGCAAAATCCAGAGGATAGCAAATGGGCACTACACAAACTAAACTCGCATTAGATGATATTGTTTCACACCTCAAGCGAAACAATATTACCTTGATAAAAACACATGGTGATAACCGATATCTGTACGCAGTGATGAAAAAGGATGATATGCTGTTCGTGGTGCGACAGTTTATCAAAACTGAAAAATTCTCTCTCAGACACGCCGAGCGTGGTATCTTCTACTTTAATACAGTTCAAGAGGCACTAGAGATTGTAAATTCACTTAAGAAGCCGCCAAAGTGTAAGATTACGGCGAGCTTGTGGGATGCCGAAAATACGTGGGACCGCGAGCTACGTTTTACGTTTCATACGTATGATGTACAGGATGCGGCACGAGAATACGAATTACTCAAAGCAAAACTTATAAGTATATTTATTGAACTGCGAGAGCTTACGCCGAAGATGCAAGCGATTTGTATTATTCCACAGATTGCCGTGGAGCCGGTGAAGACGATGGTGTTTCATGAGTTTGATATAAAGTGGCAGGATTTTACGAAGAAGCCGGTGCGTTTCTCAGCGTTACCAACACCTAGTCCCTCCTATCCAAGTTATCCTAGCCATCATAGATAATAGAGTGTAAACACGTAAAAGCGTAAAAAATTGACTTTTTTGCTTCGCAACAAAAGGTAAGCACACGGACATGTATGATCCAGAAAAAGACACCCTCCTCTTCCAGTGTAAGGACATCCTGAGTCGCGATGCCTTTCCTGATTCCCCGTTGGACAGTGACGACGACCGACGGTCCACCGATTCCGCCCCAAAGGCGCAGAAGGAATACCAAATTCTTCTCTTTGGCACTGACCCACAGGGACAGTCCGTAGCACTCCAGGTCACCAACTTCAAGCCATATTTCTATGTTCGAATTCCAGATTGCCTTGCCACCAA